TTCGGCAAAATGTTTCAAGGTGAAATTGGCAAATTTACCGATACGAAAATCGTCTACAATGTCATATAAAACAGCTTCAGTTTTATTTTCGCCTATTCTTAATCCTCTACCTATCGATTGTAAATTGCGTACTCTTGACTTAGAAGGGGAGGCAAAAACAACATTATGAAGATTACGTATATTAATACCAGTGGAAAAAGTACCATAGGAAGCAACGATGATTGCATCATTTTGTTTTTCTGTGATCTCACGGACTTGCTCACGGACTTCAACGTCAGTTCCACCATACACAAAGAAAACGTGGCGATTACCAGCTTCCTCTTCAATAAGTTTATGAAGTATTTTACCATGTTTTTCTACCAAGTTAAATAATACAAGTGAGTTGCCTTCTAAAGACAAAACAAGATTACGAATAAAGTCGTTGCGGTAGCCGTTCTTTACTATATATTCTATCTCATTTTGATAGTCCCAGCCACGTGCTAACTTACAAACGTCTTCTGGATACTTTAGTATCAACGCTTTAATTTTAAAGTCTGCTAATTGTTTCTTCTCAATCAGTTCAGCAGTTGTGGTAGATTGATAAAGCGGTCCAAACAAACCTTCTAATACTAATCGATGTGTATTCGTACCATCAATTGTACCTGTACAACCAATTCTGTATTTTGCTTTAGTCAGACCAGTCATGATAGTTGTCAATGACTTTGCTTTGAATTGATGTGCTTCATCACCAAGAACAAAATCAAACTGTTCAAAGTATTCTGGTGGATTCTTGTAGATAGACTGCCAAGTTGTAATCGTCAATAACTTATCGGTTACTTTGTCTTTACCTGAGTATTGACGATGACAGTATTTCTCTGAATCATAACCATAATCTGCAAAGTCTTTATACATCTGTTCTACCAATGATGTGGTAGGAACAATCAGCAAACCTTTTTTGTGTTTTTGTTTTTGAATGTATCGTAGAATCAGATATTGAATTAACGATTTACCTGATGCTGTCGGTGATAGTAAAAGCATTCGCTTAGTTCGTATTGCTTGAACAAATGCTTTTAATTGATAGTCACGAACTTCATGAGGCAGTTTTAACGTATCAACGAATTCTTTTGCCTCTATAAGAGAGAAATCTGTAGTAGAATTGATTACTGTGTCAATCTCTAACTTGTAATTTCTTTCGGTACAAAATTTTTCTATGTATGGAACAAGACCATGATATATTGTGAACGAACGTAAATCAGCTAATCGTATCTTACCATCCCATAACCGATTCTTGTATGCTGGCATAAATTGATAGCCAGGAACATAAAACGTAAAATAATCTGCTAACTCTTGAGCAACACTTTTCTCACATGCAAAACGAATAAATGCTTCATTCTGTTTATAGAGAACTAAATCATTCATCCAAAACTTCTTCCCATGTGCTATCACCTTTCTTTCGAATAGCAACAATAAAATTTAAATGTTCTGGGATACCACCTATGCACCATTGATCTGGATGAGTACACATAACCACATTCTTATTTCGTATGTTACTGAAATAAATGTAATATGTTTGATTGAAACCTGGATTGAAACTGCAATCAGATTCATGAACAATGTGAGTGACATCTAATCTACGCATCAACGATTCAGCTTGTTTGCGTAGAACGTCAACTTGTTCCATGATGCGTTCATACTCTTGTTTGGCATGTAGTTTTGCTACATTCAAACTTTTATCTTTCTCTTCTTTTACCGCAACCGGAGCAAAGACTGGAGCACCAACTTCCATTGGGTATTCTTTACTGTGATGTTGTATTAAGTCTTTACTCGGATCAATTCGCATTATACACCTTGAATAAATTTTTCCCAATCGATGAAAGACCTTAACTCCCATGTACGATTGTTAAGTTCTTTTAATATAGCATTACACACTTCAACAACTTCTTCATGCAGCATTTTAGATGCAAGATACTTATTGATATCTTCGTCTGCATCTAAGTATGTAGTAATGTCGGATTTGAGTGTAAATGGAAATGGTTCCCAACCATGTTTCTTCAAGTCATCATCATCTAACTTACCTGTGTAATATTCCCACTTGAGTTTCTTCATACGGTTATATTTGAACTCAGCATCTTTCACCAACAGTCTATGTTGTGATAGAATGTTAAGATACTTACTGTGAAGTTTGGGAATATCTATTAGTGCTTTACCTGGCTCTGTACGATCTATGTTTGAATCGTCTGCCCACATCTTTAATACATCATCAAGTTTACTCATAATTTACCTCCTGTTAGGAGTATATCACATTTATATCAATTTTTCAACATTAAAATAGGTAAATCTAAATGTAGCATCAGAGGTAATAATAGTCTCTGGTGTATCTGTAGCAGACATCATAAACCCACCCAAAGCAATCGGGAATAAGTTTACGAAGTTTATTTTAAAATAAGGTTTGTTTGAAGCAGAAAGAATCGTCACTGAACCATCAGAATACTGCGGTGTCTTCGATGCTGCGGCTGAAGTAAATCTGTTTTGTTGCCCAAGTTTGACATACTCTTCAAACGATGTTGGGAATGTCATACCACGAAGCCAATCATGTATTTCTAACCAACCTTTCATCTCTTGATCAACTAAGAATGTGACATTCAGTGTGTCATAGATTGCTTTCTCACCTGGAGCATATAGTTCAACGAATGGGTTGTTGATCGGTATCTCGGATGTAGAAAGACCTGGCAGTGTTACTGTCTGACAAAAGTATTGCAGATTAGGTGCCCTCGACAAGTTCAGCGTGAACTTATTCGGTTGCAACATGTTTGGATTGGATGGATTTCTGTTGAGAATTGTCATACGTTTATTTATGCATAAAAAAAGAGAGCCCCGAAGGACTCTCTTTAAACCCACTCTTAGTGGTGGTTTTAATTACATGATGTTAGCGATACGGAATCCACGATAGTAGTTATTAGCTTGTGTATTCAGTGAGCCAAGATCAGCAGTAGTGCCGTTTGCGAATGGGTTACCAACTAGACCGAAACGTGTCTTGAAGCCGATCTTAGGTTGGAAAGTACCAGTATCAACAGCACGAACCATTTGCAGAGGAACGTATGGGCAGTAGAAAATACCTGCGTCATATGCATTTGTACCTTTGTAACCAACAACAGCGAACTCAGAAGTTGAGCCAGTTGGGAAGTATGGATCGATGTAAACTTTGATACGACCGAAGATTGTACCAGCAAATGTATTGCCAGTGTCATCAACTGTCAGATTAACTTGACCTTGCAGGGCTGATTGATAGTCAAGGATACCAGCCATTGCCAATGCAGATGCAACATCTGAAGAGCAAAGCATGATATTACCTTTACCACGACGAGTCAATTTAGCGATTTGGTTAGCTTCACGCTCGATTTGGAATGCAAGACCTTTGATCTTTTCAACCATCCAACGACCATTCGAGTCAGTATCAAGGTTGAAAGTACCAGCAGTAGTTGTACCAGCTTGTGCGCCAGGCTTAGCTACTTTGTAGATTGTACGAATAACTTCACGGTTGATTTCAGCAAGAATCTCAGCAGACAAGATGTTTGCCAATTCAGTTTCAGCGTCAAGACCATGAACTGCTTTCAAGTCTTGTGCCAATTCCATCGAGTATTCTGCTTTCAATGCACGTGTACGTGCTGTAACAGTAACTTTCTCAATCGAGAATGCCATCTGTTGGAAGGTGTTACCAGCAGCGCCATCGCCCAAGGCTTCAGCAGAACCAGTAGTCATTGCTTGAGTTGGAGCAGCGTTACCTGTAAACAGATAGTCGGTTGTGTTACCAGCGATAGTCATGCTTGATGCAACGATAGCACCGTTAGCACCAGAGAATGCTGTGTTAGCTTCGTTGTAGAATGCTTCAGTACCACCTTGTGTGTCGTACTTAGTACGCATTGCGAAAATCAGACCAGTAGGACCAGTCATTGGTTGAACGCCGCAAACGTCATAAGCGATCAGGTTAGGCAACGAACGACGAACCAAGCTGATAAGAATTGGGTCGAAACCGGCTACAGGACCAGCAGCAGCAGCACCGCCACCGAAACCACCTGTACCAGCAAAGTTAGTTGGCGAACCTGCTTCGTGCAGAATGCCTGCTTCTTTACGCATTTCATTCAATTGATTCTCTAGAATGACGGTTGTAACAGCACGACGATATGGGTCTTTAATGGCTGGCAGATCAGGATGATCTAGAACTGCACCCCATTTTTCTTGATTTTGTTCAGACAAATACATTTGTATCTCCTTGTTTTATTAAATTCTTGTTTTCGAAATCGCTTGTGATACTGCGGCAATAAAAGGATCAGCACTTACTGGCTTCTTTTGTCCGTCGGTATCTTCAACGTGTTCGTGAAGTTGTGCAACATTGGCTTTCTTTACGCCAGATGGGAAATAGTTTTCACGCAACGTTTCAAGTTTCTCTTTGAACTCTTCCTCTGTGGAGAAGTCAACACTCTCTGCGAGTGATTTAATCTTTTCAACTTGAGTTGCGGTCAAACCTTCACATACTTCTACGGTCAGTTGTTCTTTAATTGCTTCTGTTAAAGCCTTTTTATATTCAATATTTGTTTCGATTTCTTCGTTCAACTTAATTTCGAGTTCTTCTACTTTAGAAGCCAACTCTTCAACTAGGTCAACTTTGTCTTCTGGAACATTGATATAATTTTCTGCAAACAGATTACGCAAACCAGCGATAAAATCTTCTGTGATTTCAGAACGCAGACCACTCTCAATAGCGATTTGGTTTTCGTCCATCCACTGTTCTACTACGTAGTTCAGGTAGTCATCTACCTTCTCTGTTAAATCGGATTTGATTTGTTCAACAGCTTCTTCAAGAACCGAAGCGTATTCACTTTCAAGTTCTTCTTGAATTTGTGTAACACGGTCTAAAACACGTGCTTCAAAAATGGTCGCTGCTTTTGTTTTAAAGTCTTCAGAGATATTAGCATCTTCTGCAAACAAAGCATCGACATCTTCTTTCATCTTTTTCTTCATTGATTTCCAAGCCTCTTCGACTTGTTCTTCAGCCATAACATCTTCATCTTCTTCGGTCTGTTCCATAGTAGCTTTACCAGTACCTAGTTTCAGCTTACCATTACCCAATTGAGTATCGGAAGTTGCGGCTGAAGGTTTATTTGTTGGGGCTGCTGCATTGCCTGGTGAACCATCAGATGGATTGACTTTAGCAGAATCATCATCGTACTTGTAATTCTGAGGTGTAGGTCCACCAGCATCGTGAATCTTAGCGCCTTCAGGTTTTTGCATTGGCATACCAGGAGCAGACTTCTTGCTTCCAGCAAGAATTTCCGCAGCGGCTTCCAGTAGTTTAGTTGTTGCCATTGGATATCTCCTTATGATTTCTTATTTATAAATTTTAAAGTTTAGATAGGTAATTTTCAAACAGTTTGAGCGCAACGTCCTCTATCTGACGGGACGATGCAGCACGAATTTGTCTCTTAGCGTTGTCGTAATCCACCTCAACAAAACGTCCTTCGACAAACAACCATTCTTTATTTTCCATAATACCCTGAACGAAAGCACCAGGAGCAGATGGGTCAGCAACGATGTCGGCTGCTGTAGCAAGACGCAAATCATCTTGTACCAGATTGTAACCTTCTTTGGTCATTACAACAGAACCCATAGCACGACTAGATACACCAAGGTTAATATCTGAATCAATAAAATTCTTGACGATCTGTCCATATGGTGTATCCAATACAAGTGCTTTACCACGGAATGTATTACCATCTTCTACTAGACTTACAATCTTGTGTGACACACGCTCTAGATTCAGCGATGGAGTATCTGGATGTCCTAGTTCACCAAGGGCACGATTATAATCGATATACTCTTTAGTGTAACGTGCAACTTCTTGACGAAGCGTATCCATTTTGTACATACGGTTATTACGATTGACTTCATCGCCAACCAGAAAACGACCTTCGATGTACATGTTCTTTTTACCACTCTCAGTGGTTTCTGTGAGGTATCTAACCTCTTCTATATGTTCTTTAATTAGTTTCATGGTTTACCTTGCGTATGGATCAGATGAATATACTGCTTCTTTACTCAATTCCATAATAAGAGTGCCGCCAGTAACAATAGTTATAACTGCATTTTGAGTATTGTTATTTGCAAATGTGTAACCCAAATCATCTAGGCGGAATTCACCTGCATTATGAACTGAGAAAATAATATTACCGTTGCGAACAAGGTTAATATTTCCATTTGTTGACCAATAAACTCTCTTGATATCAAAAGAGTTTACAGTCTCAAGGCTTGAGTTTGCACTTAAATCAGAAACATTAACGTAGTATGTACCAGGATCAACAACCCTAATAATAGATGTGTTTCTAACCGTATTGTTAATTGCTATTGGCATTTTACTTTAGTCCTATAGATACTCTTCGTTTCATCGACATCTTTCTTTTTATCAATGTACGTTTGAGTTTTGCTCTTCTTGTTGTTTTCCACGAACGTTTTAGTTTTCGTGCTTTTGATATTCTTACTGTCGCAGGTATTTTACGAACTGTATTACCTGACAGCTTGTAACCTTTAATGCCCGATTTGCGAACATTACGTTGTACTATGATTCTACCTTTGGTGTTGCGACGAATACGTTTACGAACTTTTAATACACGACCCATCTTAACAACGTTTGGATTATTTGTTGCTTCATCCAAATCTTCCCATTCAACTTCTTCAAACATTGCATCAACCACAAATGCTTTTGCTGCTTCTAATTTCTCAGAAACTATTTCATCTAAACGTGCAAACAAAGCCTCACGGGCTTCTTCCAGTCTAGACTGAATAATGTGATCTACAAAACTCATATGCTTTGTCAAAATTCTCTGCTGAACTTGTTAATAGGTCTATAAACTTTTCTTTGTTCTCTTCTTGTAATTCATCATAAGCATAAATGATGTGTTCAGCCATTACGGCGTCCATTTCTACTTGGCTACCATCACGTAGTTCTAAAGTAGTATCTTCAGTAAGTTTACTTGTCGATTTTAATTCGTTAATAAAACTTTCTGCTTGTACACCAGATATATCTGCGACTGGTGTTCCAAATGGCACACTGAAGTACCTATTCATTTTATCGCTGTAATACAAAGCAATGCGAGTACCATCTGGATATAATCTTACCGCTTTGCGTTTGATTACTAAAATGATTGGTGGTACTGGTACTAATGGTGAACTTGTTGATTCATTTAAATCTTCACGAACAACTTGTTTTGCTTTGGTATTAATCTGTTTATTATTAGAAATTAAATCTACCATACGATTAAACAAGTTCTGCATTATGGCACGGTCAGCGGGATTAAAATTGGGTTTTTCTTCACCCATCTTATCCAGTATTTTATGAATACGCTGTACCTGTGCTTTGTTTGCTAAACCTGCACGAACAAGAGCATCAAACTTTGAATAGTCTTTCTTCTCTTCTTCAGTGATAGTTTTAAAGTCTAGTAACGATTTCATTCTTCTGCTATTTCTTCTTCAGCTTCTTCGTCGCTTGTAACTTCTTCTGGTTGCTCTTCTTGCCCAGCATATAAAGTAGAAGCGATTTCTTGTTTGCGACCTTGGAGCGCATCGAACGCTTTCGCTGATAAGACATCTTCTAGTCCTTGTTTTGCAGCAGCGTTTTCACCTGCTGCGATACTGTTAATTATATCTTGAATATCCATAACGACTCCTATTTGCGTTTAGTATTTATGTTAGCAACAGTTTTGTTTACCTCATCATCAAGAGCTGGCGTTTGCGATTCTTCTTGATCACTATTTTCGGCAGTATTATCTTCTGGTGGGTACTCATTTGCATCAGCACCGCCTTGTGGTGCATTCACTATTGGTCCCTGCATATCATCAGGTAATGTTTCTTTTTCTTCTGCGATCTGTTCATCCATCTTTTCAATCTCTTCATCAGTCATCATCAGAATCTTGTTCTTGATGTAATGATTAGAGAAGTAACGACCAATATATGGATCAACTAATTGCAACATCTGCAAACGATTCTGCAACAACTCTGCGGCACGAAGTTCAGTAAAGTTATTGTCTTTTTGGAAGTCATAGTAAATATCTTCTTTGAAATCTTCCCACTCGTCCGATGTACAAATACCTTTAAGGACTAATTGTGTTTTTAAAGCATGATCAAATAACTGTGTAAATTTATTACGAAGTCTAGAAACAAACTTTGCAAACTTTAGTTCGTCACGGGTAACTTCTTGTGAACGACCCATACCAGCAAAGCCACCACCATTTTCTTCAAGTCTTGAATAGGGTACATTCAAGCACTGTAATAGTTTCTTTTGGAAGTATTTAACATCTTCTAATTCACCTAAGTTCTGGCCTGCTGGTAGTGTCGTAATCTCTGTACCTTTACCACCTTCACGGCGGGGCAACCAAAAATCTTCCAGCATCGACATGTGCTTACGTTCATCACGAAGTTCACCAGTGTTAGCATCGTAGACCATTTTGTTACGATACTTGACCATAACATCACGCAAGTATTGTTCTGCTTTACCACGTGGTAAGTTACCAACGTCGATGTAGAATATACGGCGTTCTGGTGCACGACTAATACGATAGATAACAATCGCATCCTCAATCATTCTAAGTTGGTTGAGTGGTTTGATTGCCTTGTGTAGATATGAAATAACAAACGTATTCTTTGCATCCATCAAACCAGAGTTTACGTTGATAATTGAATCTGGTGCAATACGAATGCCTTGACCTACATTTGATGTGAATGTTTGAGTAGTCTGCCCTTTATCATTGTAGACATAATACTCTGCGGTAGATACAATAATCTGTGCGCCTGTTTTTGGATCACGATCTTTTTTGATCTCACGGACTTTACGAATCTTACGTGGATCAATGTATCTTAGTTCTTGAATACCTTCTTTTGGATTCTTATCGTTGACTATAACATGATAGAATAATCGTCCATCAATGTACCAACGTTTGAATAAGTCATCCGCAAGATTTGAAAAGTTCAACATCTTTAAGACAGTTTGAAACTCTTCGTTTATTTTCTTTTTGATTGATTCGGGTTGGTTGAGATTATCCATTACGATATCACAAACTTTACCTGCTTCATCGTGAGAGATCGCTTCGTTGACAATCTCATCGATTGCCATATCTAATTCTGGGTGATTAGACATTTCACGATAACGAGTGATTAGTTCTATCTCATTACGCACTGAACCTTCTAAGTCAACGTAGGTTCCATAATAAGCATTTTGTGTGACGGTAACTGCACCGTCATCGATTGCAGCCGTAGGCAAAGCAAAGGATGATTGTTCAGGATTTTCTTTCTGAACGACATCCTTTGAGCCTAGGGTAAAGCCGAATAGTTTTATTGCCATTAATCTTTCATCCTAAAGATAAAAGTTGGGGAAAATCCCCAACCCTTAGATCACGCCTGTTGCGGCTGCTTCCCACCACTGGTAGGAGAACGTAACAGAAAATTCTTCAATTGCGTCATTTGAACCCCAATCAACGTCGATTGGAGTTACATCTGTTGGGAACAAACCAACAAACTTATATTGCTTCAATGTGTTGCCTGCTTTACCAAATTGTGTAACTTGTCCATCTACAGTATAACTTGATGGTGTTGCAGCAATTGGATTACGAAGGTTTAGATTGTGACTATTGATGCCACTTAACCAACGTTCAAATGCATTACGAATTACAAAGTCTTCATCATTGATAACTGTAATTGTCCAGTCAGCAAAAGTACGATTACCCGCAAACTTTAATTCACGTCCAAAATACTGCATAGGCACAACATTAACTGTTGAGCCTGGCAGTTGAGCAGTCTTACACATAAACGTTAATTTAGTTTGTGCGTTTCCTGGTAATGAGAACGCAGGAAACGGCATACTTACCTCAAATAGATTTGGGCGGGCACCGTCACCTTGTAACTGTGAACGGAACTGATTTACATTAAATGCCATTTATTTTCTCCTGTTTCTCTTTATTTAGAACGATCCTACAACTTCATTGAACGATACGCCTGAACGAACAGCGACAAAGTTCAACTGGATGAAGTTGATTGAACGTGCGGGTTTAATATAAATGTCACCAACAAACTGATTCGAATCAATTACTTGACTTGTATTGTTTGTATCATCGCAGACTACACGGAAGTCAGTGATACCACGACGACCTTGAACATCACGCAGGAATGGCTCTACAATTGAAACAAACTGGGCACGTGTGAATTGATCATTAAATTCAAACAATGAAAAACGTGCTGCACGGCTAATTGCTTTTTCAAGTACAATAAACAAACGACGAACATTAATGCGATCAAATGCGCTTGGTTTAGCTAACATTGTTTTGTCGCCAAATAGAACTGTTCCTTGACCAGGGAATGAAACGACTGGATTAATACCTGCAACATACAGAGTATCACGATCAGTTTTGTTTGGGTTCCATGCAAGTTTAACTACGTTTTTAATTACACCACGATTCAAACCGCCAGGTGAGAACCAAGGATCACGCTCATTGTCGGTACGAACGCACAGACCTGCAATGTCACCATTCAGAGGAATCCAACGATACAAGTCTGCATATTTGTCATACTGGTATTTGTAACCAGAATCGATTACAGCATATGAAGATGAAGTCAAACCGTTACGGAAAGTAACTGCTGATGATGCTTCATTACCTGGATTGTTTACGACACTTGCTGCGGTTGGCGAAATAAATGCTACGCAATCTTTACGTGATTCTGCGATATTGCTGATAACATAACCAGCGACAGTAGCATCACCAGAACCTGTTACTAGCAACGACACATCAACTGCTTCTGCATTGTTGAACTTATCCCAACCAGTAGTAATTTGTGATGTGCTGATTGAGCCATCAACACCACCAGAAAACTGATAAGTTGTAGCTGATGTAAGAGATTTATAGACTGAAGCATTTGCTGCTGTACCCCATGCGGTACCAGCACTCAAACTACCAGTAGGTGGATGTGCTACCCAATGAACGTATTTTGATTTTGAAGCAATAACGTTTTTGTAGTAATTTGCATTTCCTGAATCGTCTTTTGCATCGGATGCTTTAGATACGAATGCATATTTCTCAAGAACTGTACCAGCAGTACCAGAGAATGAACCGTTAGCGTCAACAACAACAACGTGAACTTCATCGTTAGAAGTCAAACCGCTTCTGTTGAACACATAAGAAGATGTATTTGGTTGTGCAGTAAATTGTGATTTGTATGCCCAGCTACTCCATCCCAACGAGTCTGCCATAGAAACGATGATAGAGTTTCCTAATGCACCAGGATAACGAGCAGCAAAACCGTTGTAAGAACCATCGGATAAAGATGACCAGTTTGAATTCCAGTCATCGGTATTCTTGATTAATGCGCCTTGTCCATTTGCTGTAGCGTTTTTGGATGTTGAAGTATTGATTGCACGAACTACTTTTAAGTTGTTTCCGTATGCAAGAAAGTTTGCTGCTGAGAACCAATATTCATAATTTGTTGAGTCTGGTTTACCGAATGCGTCTACTAAACGAACTTCATCGGAAATAGTTGTGATTTCACTAGCTGGTCCCCAAGCAAAAGGTCCTACGAAAGCGCCAATAGATGTGGCCACGGAAGGAATAACTGTAGTCAGATCGATTTCTGATACATTTACTCCAGCTGATAATTGAAATGCCATTGGATTTCTCCTTTAATTGTTGGGTCAATTGTCTTTGATACTGTATTTAGTTTTTTACAATCTTGACATTGGGAACCCACGCTTTTCAGCAAAATGCCAACGGTCATCGCCATCATCCTCAACTTCTTCTCTTAATCCGTCTTCTATGAAGCCAAACGGTGTCATAGATTCGTCAATCAACATATTCTGTTCTTCCAGCATCATTTTGCGAATATCGATGTTCGTGGAGTCTTTAAAGAACGTCTGTGCTGTCAACCAAGCAAATAAAACCAATCCCATAACGATATCGTCGTTGCTGCCTTCTTCTGCTGCGTATGAATCCCGAACTCGAACAAAGGTATTCATCTCGTTAATTGTGTCAAAATCGTTGATAATTAACTTGTCATTCTCCACCAGAGTCTTTAAGTTGGCACAACCAATCTTTTTGACGGACTTGGTTGTCTTAATACCAAACGAAGTTGATCTTTTAAATCCTGATGAGATGGACTGCCCTTTGATATGATGCTGCTCAGTCTTATAAATGTTTTCATATTCTAGGTCATAGTGTAGAATATCTACTACTTGCTGCCCTACGTTATTCGTTTCTACCAATACGAATGCTTCGTTATAACGTTTAGCAATCGAATAGATGACTGTTGGAAAGAACAATAAAGGTAACTTGTTATTTCGGTATCGTGCAACTTGCCGATATGGTGCTTGTGTAGCATCGATTACATTGATAGTAGAATAGTCTAGATTTACACCTTCTGAGCAATCTACTGTAGCAATATATAATCGTCTAGGCATCGGTTGCTCATAAACGTTAAAGTTTTCTTCCATCGCAATCGGATCATGGAATGCAAGTGAACGAAGTTTTGCACCAGAAATGAGCGTGGCTGAAGAACCAATAAACTCAGTTTCAAATTCTTGTCGGAACTGTTCTTCAGATGTGTTCCGTATCGTTTCTTCTTTCCACTTTGCATCACGACCAGGAACTTGTGACCAATGAATCTCTACAGTCTTATATGTCGAACGCCCTTCGATTGCATCGGTCCACATCTTATAGAATAGATTCAATCCATTAGGAGTTGAAACGATAATTACTTTAGATGTTTGACCAGAAGAGATAACAGGATATGTTGATGTGAAGAACTCAACTGCCATGTTGTGTGGAACGAACGCAAATTCGTCCAAGAAGATCAAGTTATATGTACCACCACGAACACCTGCTGCTGATGTTGCGTAAGCAAATATCTTAGAACCATTCTCCAATTCAAGAGAGCCTTTGTTCCAAGTCATGATACCTTGTTGCAACCATTGTGGTAGATATTCGTATGCTTTTTGAATACGACTTAGAATATCACGTGCTAACTGCCCTTTGTTAGCAAGGATACCAATCATGTATTCTTCATTGAAGATTGCTGCCCAAAGCATATACCCGACAGTGGTAGTTGTTTTACCAACCTGTCGGGGCATCTTTGCAATCGTAAATCGATTTTCATGAAAGGTACGAACCATGTCTTCTTGAAAATCCCACATGTCAAATGGGATAAGACCACGGTCAACGTTGACAATCTTGACGTAGTTTTTAATAAAGTATACTGGGTCTTCAGTACACTTTAATATTTCTTCTACTTGTTCTTGCGTGTAGGATAGTTCAGTTCCAGTTCTTTTGAGCCTAGAATTTCCTAAATATCCGTCATCCATAATTTATTTTATGATGCTTTTTAACATCCAACCTTTTTTCTGATGTGCGCCTAACAAATCTTGTAAAAAATTACCAACAGCAGGTTCACCAGCAGCATCAGCGGCAATGATACCAGCACGAAGATGAATGATGTAACGTTCATTGTCGGTTTCTAAATCACGCATCATAGCCATTGCATCTGGTATAGAAGATGCTTCTTGAATGTCTGCTAGTTCTAACATACGAGCAAGTGAACCTGGAGCGTATGAACCTAATGCACGAAGTTTTTCTGCGATGTCATCAGTCTGTGCCCACACTTGCTCATAGAAATCATTTAAGAATTCATGATACTGTGGAAAATTAGAACCTTCGATGTTCCAATGGTAACCATGTATTTTAATATACAAAGCAAAGTTTGTACCAAGAATTGTTTTGAGTTGAGAGATAAGTTTTTCCATAGTGTTCCTATTTATTTGATTTAAGCATTTTTACCAATTCGGCGGTATTACCAACAAACACTGCTTTATCTATGCTCACTCCATTTGCTGGTGCTGTTTCTTTTGGTGCCAAGTCTCGTTTGCGCTTTTGAAGTTCTAATAAATCTTTATTCATATCAGCTAAGTTCTTCATCAGACCAGCTAAAACTTCAAATGCACGTGGATGTTCAGATTGATCTGCTATAAGAGCTAATTGCTCTAATGACTTATTGCCGGTATCAATCAATTGTTTAATATTGTTACGAGCAAATTCGGTATCATTAATTACAGCATCACCAGTCTCAACAACCGCCAATGGTTGTTTTTCTATTTTCTTTTCTACTTCAATCGGTTCTATATCAAAGATATCCGAGAAATTTTCATTTAATTTTTTCATGGTAAAGTATTAGGATATTCTAAAATTGTTTCAGTGAAACCATATAAGTCAACAGGTGAAGCAGATGTTGGATTAGTCTGTGTTACAACTTGTACGACATTCAACGAATTCACATCAGTAACAAGTACATTGTATGATGCACCAGAGTAATCTCCTACAATATTATCACCAACTTTTATGGTCTTGTTGGCATTGGTAATAACTAATACGCCGCTCGATGTATTGCTGAAATAATCAACTGTACCTGATAAGTCACTTCCATTTACTCGAACGATTTCACCTTGATTGTAAACACCAAAACCATTTGGAAAGTCAACATAAACTTTTTGTAATGCTTGTACAGTTTGATCATTTAATATATTTGTATTAGCCGACTTAATAAGTTTACCAGATTTGACAGGTGGCCATATAAAGCCTTTAGCTGTAAATGATAAATCCCACATTATCAATCGTGTCGAACCTTCATTCTCAGCACCTTCAAATTCGACTGTTGATGAAACCGAATTCAATATAATAGGTACATTATATTTTTGGTCCATTTCAGGAATAAAATCTACCGTAACATTAAAGTCTGGTGTGAAGAATGGTAAAATCTGTTCTAGTATTTGTGTTCCGTCTTCCATGTTGCGAACATAGATCGACAACGAAAACTGATAGTTGTAAGGTATAGGAACAAACTGTGCGTTTACAGAACTGGCATCTTTTTGAGAAAAGTTGCGAAGTGTTGATACTTGTTTACGATTAACATCATAATCCAAACTGTCAAGATTAAATGACATGCGTGGAACTACAGAATTAACCGACTTAATAAGATTCGGATCAGATGTGATTGCTGTTAAAAATCTTTCTTTGGGTGCAAAAGACAATGGAATTTTCCATTTTTCTTTTGGTACACCAGCTTGAGTGTAGCGAACAATCTCTAAATCATTAAAGAGTGTTCCAAATATAACGACCATCTTACGAATGGTGCGATGATAAAACTGAGCATTACCTAACATTACGGTTCTCCAAACGGATTCTGTTCCGTAAAGTCAATGATTCCATCCGAACTAGCTTGAATTCGTGCGTTATCATTAATATCTTCAAATATATTATTCGCTATTACCGAATCTGAAACGAGGTTAATTCTCCATTGTGTTCCAGTTGTTGCACCAACTAAATTGGCTGATGTAGATAAATCACCTTGAACACGATAGACATCAACATATTGACCGGTTACACTACCATGAACAAGTGCTTGTGCTGTTGCGGTAGTTAAACTTGAACCTTGATATACAACTTCATCTTGATTGTAGTTGCCACTGCCATTATTAAGATAAACTCTTGTTTTTGGATAGTAATCAATAATCTGGTCATCAATCATAGGAACGCCAGTTTCAATAATCTCGTTAGAGAATACATACTGTTTCATTTTAAGAGCATACACGTAGACATTACCACCACGACCACGACCTAATGTATAAAACATGGTCTGTTGGTTTTCGTGTTCTACGAATGTAATCTCGAAGAAGTTATTGAGCAGAGGAACAAAAACTAAATCACCTTCACGTGGGCGAACATATCCATCAACGGTATATTGGAAACGTAAACGTGAAACTAAGAAAGTGGCTTCATCTCGAATCTCTAAACCAAACTTGGAAATGAAGTCTTGCTCACCATCCATACCTGTAACGTTTTCAAGATACATTTCAATCGGATGAGCAGTACGATATTCTTTGAGTGGGTCTTCACCAAAAAGATAATCTACTTGATCACGTGTAGTTCTTGGCAAGTAATAAACATCCATGCCATAAATTTTTAATGCTTCAATTACCAGGTCCTCTACGAGCAGTTGCTCGGAGGTTATCTGGTTCGCAGGAAAATTCTGAAAGTAAAAATTAGTTGCCACATTTAGCCCACGAATATCTCAGAAGGCAATGAACCCATTTGATACATTTCATCTTCCATATCTTTTATTTCTTGTATCGCTTCATCGTAAATTTGTTGACCATTTAATGTGACACCACCTGGCATTTGAATACCAGCAAACTTTTTAAGATTAGCACCCCATTGACGTTTAATTAATGCGGTACCATACTTTTTCAAGAACCTATCGTTCCAAACACCAGAGACACCATCAACAGTAACAGTTGCATTCGTGTGTGTTTGTGTTGGTGGTCCTATCAAAGTTAAACTAGTAGGTGAATTAACATTACCTATTTGTTTTGTTTCACCACCAATATTAATAAAATCGAATGGCAAAACTTCCTGATCAAATACTGTACCTACACCTGTAACGGTATTTGATCCTGGAGCGCAAGATGCAGTACCAGTTAAAGTAACCGTGTCGGGTTGTAAAGTACGATAACATTCGACAATAACATAGTCACCTGGTTGAACATCACGTGTCCAATCGATGTCTAAGAACACTTTGTTTTGATGACGATTAAATCTAAACTGTGGAGTGCCAGAAAACAATAAATTCAATGTGCGTAAATGTTGCATAGTGATTTCATATGACACATACGATACAGATGTAAAGTCATACAAATCATGCAAACGCAACTGATAACGCAAGTCGAACATATTGATTGATGCATTCGACTGATCAAATGGCATAATACCGGTAACAAACTGCACAGCATCGGGACAATAAATCCATTGTCGATTTATGTCCTCGGCTGTGATACAGTGTTTCATAAAAATTTTCTCTGTACCGTCATAATGATAGTCACCCCAAAATGAAAGTGCTTCATCAATACGGTCTTCTACCTGGTCATCGTCTACATTAATTTCGATAACGGGAAAGCCCAGCTTACGTAAACAGTAAGTTTTAAACTGGGCTCTTGTAGTAGGATGTGCCATTTGTTATGCTTGTGCTTCTGTCCAAGATAAACGAGTAAAGATGTTAGCAGCAGAAACACCAATGTTCTGAGCAACAATCGTAACCATATCTGGTCCATCTGGGAAGAAACCAATTTGTGGACTCAACTGACCACCACCAATAATAGAGTTGCCAATATCACGAACAAGTGGCAAATCTAATGTCGTTGTTGTGAAGTTAGAACCACCACCAGATGCGTTAGTAAATCCAGAGAACAATGTTTCACCACCAAATGCAAAAGTTCCATTTGCTACTTGTGGAACAGGAGTAACTGTGTGGTTAATATACTGTGCTAAACTCGAACCACCAACAGATGACCATATTGGAGTATTGTTACTTAATGCAGAGTTTAGAACAATTTTCACGAGGAATGTACCACCAGAGAGCATATCAAGAGTACGCAAAACCATCTGCATACGATTAGTAATTTCTCTCACACCTAATGTTGCACCAGAAGTACCATTACTTACAGAAGGAGCGATACGGAAACTTTGTAACGCAAGAGCTTGTCCAGGATTAACGTTTGCTTGTACTGTCATACCTTGTGTAAACACCAACGATTTATCGTCATCGTAACGACCATCCATAATTACGGATGTGCCCCAATGAGAGATACGTGGTGAATAACCAGGCGCATGTAAGTCAACAGCGATTGCATTTGTTGTAGTCACTGGGAATGTTTGTGCTAAGTTACCCATTGGGATAAACGTTACAGGACCAACACCAGCGATTGTTGGTGATTGGCTAATCTCAATCGATACGTTTGGATTAATTTTAGTAATAACAGCAGCTTGTGGAATGTTTGCACTTTGAACGTACATACCAGGCTGAATATTGATTGTCGATGAACCAGTTACAAGATTCAGTGTTGAATTTGATGTGGTCATTGTAACGTTAATTGTATTACCAAACTGACCACGAACCAGATTGTTTAATGTGTAACCTGTTGGGAAGTTATTTGAAATACCATTGTAGTTAATATATTCTGACAGACCGCCACCATTAACCCAAACTGTACCAGTTGTTGGGAATGCTGAAGCATCCGAAACGTTCATAGTCGCATCGGTAGCACCGAGTGTTGAACCGAGTTTAGTTTTCTTCGAGAATGTATTCGTTTCATAACGTGCTGGTAAGTTGCCAGAACGCATATGAGCTTCATAGTTCACGTTGTTATTGATCATTTTGTGAATGTAGATAACATTACCATCTGGACCACGAACGCCCCAACGAACAAAACCTGCACCATACCAAGAATAGTCGATATAGAACATTTGCATCTTAGTTAGGTCTAAGTTGAATCCTGATGGACCTGTGCCATCGCAACGATCAATATTCCATTGTGACTGTGGAACTTTGAAATCGATTGTCTTACTAACTACAGTTTGTAATGTATTTGCTTCACCACGATATGCTGGTTGAACATCCATTGTTTGATCATTACGAATATGTTCAACACGATAAGTCATACCTTTGATAACGATGTTATCACCAACGGTAAGTTGTTTGCTATATGATGTAGTAATACCATTAACAACAACGCCACTGATTGTTGTGTTATTGTTATTTGCTGAAGAGTAACCAGCAATTTGATAAACAGAATTGCGTCTTACCGCAGAGAATACTTGCCCATCAAACTCAAAGAACATACCATTTTGGTCATCAAACAATCCCATACGACTTGCTGCGCCATACCAAGTATTTGCTGATAAACGATAGTTACCAAGTGCAACAGCATTTGTTGGAACAGAGTTAGCAATATAAGTGAAAGTATAAGGATCAACAACTTGATTTACAAGGAAGTTACCATTGTATCCTGTACCAACTTCACCACTAAGTGTGATAGCTACGTTAGGTGAAACGAAATGTGGTTCTTTAGTTTTAACGGTAACTAAAGTGCCTGAACTGGTCAAGCCGTCAACACGGAAACTTGGCTTCAACAACGTACCAGTTGATACTTGAATACCTTTACCAGATTGGTAACGGAAGTAACGACGAGTTTGACGAATGATTTGGTTGTTATGACTTTCAGCAGATGTTGAGAATTCAACACCACCATCATATGCACGATGTAAAACAGTTGCACGTGTGGCTGGATACACATACGATTGGTTAGGGAATACAGCCAAACCAGTTGACGAGCCATGAGCAACGTTAGAATCGATACGGAATACTGTGTTAGAAATAACTTGAGTGACTAAGAATGTACCATTAACTACTGCTACAGCATTCGATGAACCTACACCTTGGATGATAATTTGATTACCAATTGTAAAGCCGTGTGGTTGGAATGTTGTGATGTAATTATTGCCTTGCCCTAACGCACCACCTGTGAAATTAACCGCATTTGCAATCGCTATTTTATTATTGTTATAGAAGTTACCATTTGCAATTTGTGTTACGTTTGGAACGAAAATTGAAACGTTAGCAGCATTAGTATTACTTGAATAACGTTGTTTTGCTGTATAAGTGAAACGTGAGATTGCACCAGTGGCAACCGATTCAACGATAAATGTACCTTCAGCAGGTGCCCAGTTTGTATCTGTAATAACAACAACTGAGTTTACTGGAGGGGGAGTTAAAGTAACAACGTTAATTGTTGGTGAGTTCGCAACAGCAATAATATCAGAGATGATCATTGGTCCCCAACCAGCATTTGTATTGCTGTTGTTAGCACCAGTGTTGGCGTATGCTGTGGGTTTATTATTAACCAAACCAACTGTTTCCCACTTGGTTGATTGTGAACCGTATTCAAAGTCAGTATCGATCAACGCTTGTGGTGTTGATGTGCGGAATTTATTGACCGGATCAAGATTAACTTCGGATGGAGTAAATTTCTCTTCATACTCATCGATGACAACTTGAATCTTGCTGGTGTTTGGCATAGCACCAGTATTATATGCCAATGTGACTGTAGTAGATACTTGACCAGATACTCCATTAGTCGATATGCTGTGTGCAGTCATACCCAATAATGGGTCGGAAAAGTTGTACAATACCTGATTGGTACTGACGTTTGTAATCAGGACAAATTTTTCACGTGGAATGCCCTGATTAAATATAATTTGTTGTGCAGTATTTGCAAACGTGTAGTATGCATCTTGCAAGACTTTTCTAGCCATTTTAACTCCAATAAATTGAGTAAGTGTTTGTTTTTAAAATTCTATACTATTTAGTAACCCATGAGAATATCAGTGGGTTTGAATGGGTATACTCTAGCAGTTGTATTTGCCGAACCTGTGACTACCCTAATCAGAACATCCGAAGCATTTCTTGGTGGTATTACGAATTGAATGCGACCATCGGATGTTAATTTGTATCCTTTATTTGCTGATAATAAATGACTCATAAATGTTGTGTCATATGTATTTGCAAACGATCTTTGAGTATTTCCACTAACCGAAACCCAAAGACTATTTGGTCCAGATACCGAAACATTTTGCAAACTATATTGTAATGGGAATACAGTTAAGAATCCATCAGTTAATCTAGATACATCATCCAAGTCCCAACCAACGGAAGCGATTGTCGCAATCGATGCATTAGCATAAGCATAAGCAGCATTGGCTTGTGCAAAAGCAGCATTAGCATTTGCGTATGCACTATTAGCATAAGAACCGCTTACGTTCTGTGACAGATAAGCAGCATTCGCTTGATTAAAAGCACCATTGGCTTGAGCAAATGCAGCGTTAGCATATGACTCCGCAGCATCGGATGCTATGTTATAATATGCTGTACCGTTTCTTGTAAGTGTCCAGTTCTGAGTTGTTTCATTCCAAATCAAATAAACATTAGCAGAAGAACCACGTGCAATTTCAAAACCAGCATTGAAGATTGGAGCTGATGTTTGATTGATCGCAGCATTCAACGTGATAACATTGTCTTTAACTAACAGTTGTGTTGTGTTTACATAAGTTAAAGCACCAAGAACTGATAGGTTACCTGTGACAGTTGCATCACCACCAACAACTACGTTTTGTGTAAATGTTACGTTACCCGTAACTACACCACCATTGTTTGCGTCTAATGAATTATTCGCACGAATGAACGCAGCATTAGCTTGGGCAAACGCAGCATTGGCATTTGCATAAGCAGAGTTTGCATAAGCACCACTAACGTTTTGCGACAGATAAGCAGCATTGGCTTGATTGTAAGCACCATTAGCAATTATACCAGTTGTATTTTGACTGATGTATGCAGCGTTGGCTTGATTGTATGCACCATTCGCTATAATACCTGTAGTGTTCTGGCTGATGTATGCAGCATTAGCTTGAGCATATGCTGTATTTGCGTATGAACCAGTTACGTTTTGTGATTGATATGCTGCATTAGCTTGAACGAATGCGCCATTGGCATATGATGCTCCAGAGATAGAACGATCAAGAGCATTGTTAGCAACGATACCTGTAGTGTTTTGACTGATGTATGCTGCATTAGCTTTGATGAAAGCACCGTTAGCATACGATGAAGCAGAGTTTGCTCCGTATGACGGTATGTTTGCATAATATGATGCAGCATTAGCGGTGATGAATGCACCATTGGCATAAGAACCCGCAGCATTTGCAGTACCAAACGCACCGTTGGCGTATATACCAGAAACATTTGCTGCGTTAAATGCACCATTCGCATAGATTGCAGCAGAGTTTGCAGTGTAACTTGGTGTGTTTGCAGCAATCGCTGTACCATTAGCTAAAGTGAATACAGCAGTGATACTATTATTTTGTGTTAAATCTACACCGGTGCTGACGTTAGCAGAATCAAACGCAGCATTAATATATGGTAACAAATCAATATTTTTAACTTGAACAAAAGTAGACTTCAGATTTGCATTTAATGTATCAACTTTAAATGATGGATCAGTAGTATCAATATTGTTTACTGCATTTACATCTGGTGTATAACCTTTAAACAGATACCATTCTTTGAGAGTAGCATCACGGAACAAACCTGAATGTGCATTTACGCCAGCATTATAGTGACCTGCAAATCCAATATCTACTACGTCAGATGTATAGTTACCTAAACCAAGAATGATTAAAGAATCATTTGCGATAATAGCACCAGCATTAACGCTGAATGTATTACCCATAACATATAGATTACCAGAAACAGTAGTATCTCCACCGATAACTACGTTTTTCGTAAACGTCACATTACCAGTTACGATGCCACCATTGTTTGCATCCAGTGAATTGTTAGCACGTGTGAATGCACCATTGGCAATTATACCAGTTGTATTTTGACTGATATAGGCTGCATTAGCTTGTATAAACGCACCATTGGCATAAGATGCAGCCGATGTGATGTTTGTATTCTGAACTAGGTTAGTCCCTAGTGAGGAGTTTGCAGCAGCAAATGCTCCGTTAGCATACGCTGAAGCAGAGTTGGCAAATCCATATGCACCATTAGCGTATATGCCAGCAACGTTTGCAGCAGCGAAAGCACCATTGGCGTATGCTGAAGCAGAGTTTGCAAATCCATAAGCACCATTCGCATAAATGCCCGATACGTTAGCGGCTGCAAATGCACCATTAGCATATGCCGAAGCTGAGTTCGCACCATACGATGGGATGTTTGCGTAATAAGATGCTGCATTAGCTGTAATAAAAGCACCATTGGCATACGACGAAGCTGAATTCGCAAAACCATAAGCACCGTTAGCATATGTACCAGCTACGTTAGCGGCAGCAAATGCGCCATTGGCATAAACGCCAGCAGCATTAGCGGTAACGAATGCGCCATTAGCATATATTGCAGCAGAATTTGCAACAGCGCCGGTTGTATTTTGTGAAATATAAGCAGCGTTCGCTTGTATGAATGCACCGTTAGCTTGAATGAACGAAGCATTCGCTTGTGCAAAAGAAGCATTCGCATTTGCAAACGCTGAGTTAGCTTGAGAGAATGCCGCATTAGCATTCGCATAAGCAGAGTTTGCATATGAGCCAGTTACATTCTGTGACAGATAAGCAGAATTGGCTTTAATAAATGCACCATTGGCATAAGAACCAGCAGCATTGGCTGCTCCAAATGCACCATTGGCATAAATGCCAGCAGAGTTCGCAACAACACCAGTAGTGTTTTGTGAAATATAAGCAGCATTGGCTTGATTGTAAGCACCATTCGCTTGACTAAATCCTGCGCCAACATCAATTGATGCTTGAATCGCTGTGGTGTAAGCAGTGTTCGAACGATCATACATCGTTTGATACATGCCAATAAATGCATTACCACCAACGGCTAATGATCCTTGACCATCTCGACTACCAATAAAAAGAGTATTACTCGTATAAGAATAGCCAAGCTCACCAATATTCAGCTTAGTTGGCGCACTGGTAACCGTCGAGCGTTTTATTTGAATAGCTGTATTAGACATTTAGATTCTTAGAAAGTTCCACCATCGATTGATGTAATCGACGATGTGAGTTCTTGTGCAGCTTTCATTTCATACTTGCTGTTTGCTGCACTATAAATGAGTGTATATCCATTCTGTAAACCAATTGTATTAACATCATTCAAACCCGCAAACGCAACATTAGGTGTTGGTTTAAAATTGGGTGATGTTATTGTGGTTCTATTTGGTTGAAAAATTGTAATTGTGCCCATATCTTACCTCGTAGCCGATGGAAGAATCACTGCTGTTCCTTCTATTACTCTTGTGACTTTATTGTCTGTCGAATCAGTAACCAATAAATCATACACATAGCGTCCTGGAGTAAGATTAGCCGTGTTTGCTGCGGTCATGGAAAGTGTTATTTCACCATTAGCAATACCAGTAACAGTTGCAGTTATTGGCACGGCTGTTGTAGAATAATAAGATTTACGAAGCATCGATGTGGCTGAATAGGTCTGCAAATTTATTCCTACACCATAATCATCACTTACTGTGACATATGATGTTAAGTTTGCACCTTGTTCGATTGTAAGCTCAACAAAAGCAGCCAATGTATTCTCCTTCTAATCGTTTATTTAGTCATTCCAGAATTGCCTAATAAAAAACCCTGCCGAAGCAGGGTTTATTTTGAATGATAATAACTTATGTTGTTGTATCTGCAACCCATGAAGTTGTTGCTTCATCCCAATGATAAGTTTTAGGTGGTTCACCTGTACCAGCATCAGAAGGCAAGTCTACTGGCGCTTTCCAATTCGCTGTCGTATTATCGAGTACCCATGATGGGAATGGTTTTGGTGGAACAAACGCATCAAGATCAGCGTTGTAATGATAGCCAATACCAGCATATCTAAAACGCAAATTATGATTGTATGATGTTTGTTTCCAATTACCACCAAATAGTCGTTGACAAAAAGCCACTCCAAGCTCTTCACGTTCTTGACCATTGGCGTCAAGTAATTCATTGTTACCTACAACAATGACCTGAGTAACAATATTATTATCATCAAGTTGTGCAAAATGTGCCATCTAAAAAACTCCCTTTGTTAAAAACTATTTCAATCTATTTAGTTATTTATTTATGTCCATCTGAGAATTACTATACCCGAACCACCATTGCCGCCAACAGGATTTGGATTACCGCCACCACCACTACCAGTTCCTGGCGTTCCTGCGTTAGTATAATCTCCTCTTACGGTAGTGCCGCTGCCGCCACCACCTATACCTCCTGATGTTGTTAATGTACCAGGAGAACCCCAAGCACCACCACCGCCGGCGTAATAAGTTGGCATACCAGATATAGAAGATGATAAACCTATACCACCATTACCTGATCTAGTGCTACCAATACCTGGTTCTCCGTTAGCACCAGCACCACCTCCACCACCAGTAAAGTTACCTACACCAGAAACACTTATACCACCGCCACCACCAAGACCTTGACCTAGTATTCCAATTCCTCCAGCATATGGACCACCTTGTGTTGATGCTGATGCACCGCCACCTGAACCACCATTATTAGCTCCACCATTGGTACCACCGCCACCATAACCACCACCAATAGAATTGATACCATTAAATGAAGAGTTTGCTCCGTTTGTTGCTAGTACCGAACTTCCTGATCCACCACTACCACCAGCACCAACTATAACTGAGTACGATTGACCTGGCGTTAATGACATTCCAGTGCCAGTTAAGAAACCTCCTGCACCGCCGCCGCCTTCATTGCCACCACCACCGCCTGCAACGACAAGATAATCAACTAATGAAGTTGTTGCAACCCATGATGTGGTTGTAGTAAATACAGCAGTTTTATATTGTGACTGATAATATGAAGGTCGAATGATTACGATTCCCGAACCACCATTCACACCACCCAAATTGCCTCCAGAACCACCAGCACCGCCACCAGTATTTGGTGTACCAGTTGTTCCAAAATAACCAGGAGCGGGTGTTGTGGGATTACTAGAAGAACCTCCAGTTCCACCACCACCTAAGCCACCTGCTGCCGAACCACCATTACCTCCACCGCCACCACCTCCAGAATAATATGTGGGTGTTCCAGATAATGATGATGATAGTCCATCGCCACCTTTTCCTGAACTATATGTTGGGGCATTTGTTACTGCAGATGTTCCTACTTGACCGGCACCCCCACCTCCACCGGAGCCATAATTTGCAGTTCCATAACCACTACCACCATTATTTCCTTGACCTAAAAATCCAATACCACCTATCGCTGTTGTACCACCAGCAAAACCACCTCCACCTCCACCAGAACCACCTGAGCCACCGGCTGCAATATATGCGCCACCTTGACCCCCATATCCACCACCAACAGCAAGTATTGCGGTATTCGAAGAAATTGCAGCTATTGAAGAGTTACCTCCTCTTGTTCCTTGTGCGCTATTTGGTTCAGCTCCACCTCCAGTGCCGCCAGCACCAACAACAATGTTTAATGTACCAGAAACCGGAAATGCGCTTCCAACTACATAACCACCTCCACCGCCACCACCGCCTCCATATTGTGCACCACCACCGCCACCGCCAGCAACAACAAGATAATCGATTGCTGTTATGCCAGAAGGTATTGTAAATTGAGTTGTGTTATTAAATATAAGAGCATCAGTGGTATATTGATAGCATCTAATCATAACGATACCCGAACCACCATTGCCACTGGTACCGCCATTTTGTGCGCCACCGCCACCACCACCGGTGTTTGTATTTGCACTTCCACCGCCACCTATACCACCGCCACCAATTGCGATAGCAGCAGCAGAACCCCCATTACCTCCACCGCCACCACCTCCAGCGTATGCTACGTTAGCACCAGAGAACGATGAATAAATTCCTGCGCCGCCAGCACCACCAAAATTACCATCTTGCCCAATAGCTCCTGCACCGCCACCACCAGATAGTCGATAGTTTGGTGCTCCACTATTATTTCCTGAACCTCCGTTATTACCTTGACCTGGTGTTCCTGCGCCAGCATTACCATTACTTGCAGCACCACCAGAACCACCAGCATAACCATTACTTGATGCGGCACCATTACCACCACCGCCTCCACCACCGCCAATTGCCCACGGTGTTACTGTTGTACCAGAACTTGTATTAAATATGCCAGAGTTACCTCCATTGGCACCTTGTGTTTGGGCGCTTGTTCCTGTACCACCAGAACCGACAGCGATAGTATATGTTGCACCAGAAATAACTGGTACAGCTAAACCTGTTAGATAACCTCCACCTCCACCACCGCCACCACCAATACCATTACCTTGCCCACCACCCGCACCACCACCTGCAACTATAAAATAGTCTATAGCACCTACATCCGCAGGTATCTGAAATGTAGTTGATGATAAAAATGTATATACGACTGGAGTTGCTTGTGGCCATGAATTCGTTAAAATACTATTTCGTACATCACCAAGTGACCAAATACCAGTAGCTCTAGTGATTGTTGTTAAGTTTGGTGTGCCAATTAAACCACCATTGAATCTTTTAGCCATTTATAATCCTTTGATGATAACGATTCCAGAACCACCAGCACCAATATTGGGTGCTTGAGGTTGCCCGCCACCGCCACCACCAGAATTTGTTATTCCTGGAGAACCTGTACTACCACCAGATAAATCTCCTATTGGTGCAGCTTGTGAACCACCGCCACCATTTCCATAACCACCTGGAACGTTTGCTGTTCCTGCACCACCACCGCCACCGTATGAAGTATTTGATCCAGAGAATGAAGAAAATACACTTAAACCGCCTTGACCGACACCGTTGTATCCGCCACCGCCACCGGCTCCACCTGCACCACCACCGCCACCACCCCAATCAACACCACCTGGAGTTCCACCTGTGTTACCATTGTATCCTTGTACCGGTGTTGTATATGGTGAGTTTCCTTGCCCGACTGTAGTACCATCTGGATTTTTACTTCCGTTACCGCCACCAGAGCCACCAGATTGACCATATCCTAATGAAGGAGCACCAGAACCGGTTCCACCTCCACCGCCCCCACCAGCAGCCCAAACGGACCCTGTAGTACCACTGATTCCTGAATTGGAACCATTACCTGAATTAATTGCACCACCAGCGCCAACTGTAACTGTATATGTTGAACCTGGAGTTACTAAAAATGTTCCTGTACGGAATCCACCGCCACCGCCACCACCTCCAGAAAATCCTGCACCTCCACCACCGCCACCACCAACAATCATATAACTTATTCCTGTAATTCCTGTTGGTACAGTCCACGAAGATGTGCTAGTAAATACAGAAAAAACATTAGGCTTCGTGCCAGAAAATCTAATAACAACAACACCAGAACCACCATTACCACCATATGCACTGCCTGAATTTTGACCGCCCGCACCGCCACCGGTTGAAGCAGTACCACTACTTCCATTTCCAGTAGGTCCTAATGCACCAGCACCACCGCCACCTGTGCCGCCTGTTGATTGACCAGTTGGAGAATCACCTTTTCCACCACCTCCGCCAGCATAATACGTTGGTGTACCAGATAAAGATGATAATAATCCTGCTCCACCATTTCCACCAACTCCACCACCAGTTGATGTGCCATTGCCACCAACAGCACCCGCCCCGCCACCTCCACCAGAATAACGATATGAACCGTTATCAGTTCCACCTTGACCACCAGCATAGCCTTGGACTACTACAGAATTCGCTGCTCCACCATTAAATGTTCCACCACCAGATGGTGGAGAAAGTGCTTGACCCGAACCACCACCAGAACCACCAACACCGCCTAGATAGTTTGGTGAATTACTAGAACCTCCTCTACCTCCACCATGTGTCCACAGTGATGAAAAACTTGAATTACCACCAGCAGTGGATAAAGGTCCTGATCCACCACCATTACGACCGCCTGCTCCTCCGGCACCTACAACGACAGTATATGATTGATTTGGGGTTACAGGAAAACCTGTTCCTGTTATTAAACCACCGCCACCACCGCCACCAGAATCAGCGCCTCCACCACCAGCAACAATTAAATAATCTATAGATGTTACGCCATCTGGAATAACAAGTTGACTTGTATTTGAAAAAACCATTGGAGTGGAATTTAGTGTGGGGTTCAAAGAATATTTGAGTACGATAATACCCGAACCACCAGCACCACCTAAATATGCACCGCCACCTCCTTGTCCTCCTCCACCTCCACCAGAACCAGTCGAACTGGCAGCGGTCGCACCTGTTAAAGTGGGTGAAGGGAAATCATTTCGACCACCGTCACCACCAACAGCATAATACGTGTTTGAACCAACGAGTGAGTTATATACTCCCAAACCACCAGGAATAGTTGTAAAATTTCCGCCACCTGGAGAAAGTGCGGCTGCACCCGCACCACCACCTGCGCCTCCTGCGGTACTACCAGTACCTCCATCATAACCTTGTCTAGGAGCATCTATGAAAGCCGAGCCAGGATAAATTCCTTTACCTGCGGCTGGACCGTTAGAATTTCCACCACCACCTGAACCACCAGAATAACCAATGCTTGTGGGTGTTGCATCTCCACCAGCACCACCGCCACCACCATATGCCCAAGAAGGAATTAAATTTGCACCAGATGATGTAACAAATATACCAGAGTTTGTTCCGTTACTTCCATAGTTACTAAAATTGGCGGGTGGTGCTGTTCCTCCTGCACCACCCGAACCAACTGCAATCGTATATGTTTGTCCGGATGATATTGGTAACCCAGTGCCCGAGAGATAACCACCAGCACCGCCACCTCCACCACCGCCAGCATTACCTGGTCCTGCTGCGCCAGATGCTCCACCGCCACCACCAGCAACAACGAAATAATCAATCGTTACTGCACCTGGAGCGGTCCACGTAGTCGATGATGTAAATGTGCGAACTACACTGGTTGGGTCTGGCCACAATCCTTGTAATCTATTGATACCAACTTCACTGTGCGACCAAAGACCAGATGCCCCGCCAGCTTTTGTGGATGAATTTAATACACCAATTATACCACCATTTAAACCAAGTGGCATCTTAGCTTAGTTCCTCGAATGATGTAATCATATGCATACGATTATTTGAATCGCCTTTGACAGTAATTACATCTCCTTCTTCCAAATAAAGAGTTTTACTTAGAAGATCAAGTGTTGATTTAGCAGGAACAGTAACTACGTTAGCAAGTGAAAATACTGTATTTGAAAGTGTGCCGTCAGCAGACCTTTGTGAACCAGTGTTACCTGCTTTATAAAGACCAACAGTAATATTACCAGAATTTGTACCATCAACATTAGAAATATAGATCGTATTAATCTTAAATACTTTACCTGATCCTATTGCATTCACAACAACGTTCGAAGTAACTGTGGTTACGTTGGCAACATTTGATTTACCATTAATGGTTGAAACTGCGACGATATTTGGTGCTGCCATTTATTTTATCCTCCGAATACAATAGCCATCGCTACTGATTTTCCTGTGATTGTTGAATTTGCTTGTGTTGAAAAATTGTTTGAATAGATCGACTGTACACCTAATTTTGGTGCGGTTACTGTTCCATCAGCAGGAACTTGGGTTGACATGTAACCATATCCAATATGATGAATGACAATATTGTTTGTTCCTGATGTTGGTGCGGATACAAAGTTTACATAGTCAACACTCAGTGTATAATCTAATGTTGGTCGTTGATATACACCACCAACAAATATCATAACTGAAGCGGGGCTGGCTGGTACAATCGTAAGTGGTCCAAACGATGTGCCACCTGCTCCACTAAAAACATCAGTGATGTATGGTACTGACTTGACTTGGTTTCCTATGTAACTCATTTAACTCTTTCGTTATGTTGGTCTTACTGGAGCATCACCTTCTGGTTTAGGAAACTTCTCATTCACTTCTTTGATTGCATTATAAAACTTTGTTCCTTTGCCTGGTATCTCACTATTATCCATTGCTTCCCAAAGTAAATTTACTAGAACAGTAATATCGGGATAGTTTGCAGCACGATCTAAAAAATACTGATTGTGTTCAATAAACTTATTCTGATATTCCAACTCTGCCATAATCTCCGCTTTAGTTGGTGCTTTTGTATCAGCTTCATCTTCCCAACGAGTAAAAGTAAAATGCCCACCTGATGCTGCCATATCATAACGTGCGGTTGGGCGTAGTGCTTTAATTGCTGTGTCGATACCACAAACTAATTTATTATCGTTACCAATTAAGTAATGTGCATATTCAATTTCTTTGTTATTCATTCAATCACTCCTATAAAGTAAAATTGCTAATCATTATTTATACCCATCTCAAAACAACAACTCCGGAACCACCAGAACCACCACCAGTAGCACCTCCACCGCCACCACCGCCTTGATAAGATACTGCACTTGAACCAGTACCCGAAGTTACTCCATTCGCACCGCCACTTGTAAATGCACCATAGCCTATAGTTATTGGTGCATTTGTACCACCACCACCTCCACCAGAATATCCAGTATTTGAGCCAGATATGGTTGAGAAAATTCCAACTCCCCCATTACCGCCAGCAGAAGGTGTTCCACTTATACCGTTCGCAGAAGCACCTCCACCACCACCAGCAGCACCTGGATTACTTGTTCCAGAACCACCACCTGTTCCTTCGGCTGGAGTATATGCTCCTAAATTACCTTGCCCACCAATTCTACTTGTTGGAGTGCCAAACCCAGAACATGCTGCTCCACCACCAGAACCACCTGGACCACCAGCAAATGTGGCACCATCATCGTTGCCACCTCGTCCACCACCAGTAGACCAAATAGCAGGAAATGGAGATGTTCCATAAATTCCAGAATTTGAACCGTTTGTTTGACTAGCACCGCCAGCACCAACTGTTACGGTGATTGGCACTGTAGGTGTTACAGGGAATCCTGATCCGGCTCTGAGGCCACCAGCACCACCTCCGCCGCCAGCGCCAGCATTTGGTGATGCTAGACCCCCACCACCTCCACCTGCAACAATTAGATATGAAATCAAACTAACACCGGCAGGTGGTGTCCATATGCTCGAAGAAGTCCATGTCGCATATCCAGTTTGAATTGAAGAAGGTTTAATGATTACTATACCCGAACCACCTGAACCAGCCAGAGGAGTTGCACCTCCACCACCACTGCCCGTTCCTGAAACTCCACTTTCACCAGTGTTGCCACTACCCGCACCAAAAGGCGTACCTATAAATGCACCATAAGGTGCTATTAAAGAACTTGTTGAACCATAATAACCAGGTCCTCTAGAGTTGCCTCCTCCACCATAACTGATAGATGGACCTGGACCGCCTATTGAGCCACCACCGCCAGCGTATGCTGTATTGGCTCCACTTATACTGGAGAAAATACCAAGACCTCCATTGCCAGTTGTGCCAGAAGAACCAACAACACCAACACTGCCTGCTCCGCCGCCGCCCCCAGCAGCAAGAAATCCTGCGTTACCACCATTATTTCCCTGACCCGGAGTACCTGCGCCGCCCGGATAAATAGCAACAGGTACAGCACCACCAGCGGCACCACCACCAGAACCACCTGATCCCCCACCATTTCCAGTTCCTGGACTTGGATTTGCCGCTGCACCATAACCACCACCATTAGTCCATATATTGGTTCCCGATGATGTATTCCATATGCCAGAATTTGATCCTTGGCTACCTATTGGATATCCAGCATTTCCTCCAGAACCAACTTGAATTGTATAAAGTTGTCCTGGTATTACTGGATAACCAGAACCAGTTAATAATCCACCAGCACCTCCACCAGCGCCAATTCCAGAAGATGCACCACCGCCACCGCCAGCAACAACAAGATAATCGATTGCTGTTACACCTTGAGGAATTACAAGCTGTCCCGTATTCGAAAATATATAAGCGCCAGCTTGATATGCACTATAACGAAGAATGATGACACCCGATCCACCGCTATTACCACCTCCAACATATCCTGGGCCAGCACCAGGATTTGAGGCACCACCTCCACCGCCACCTGTTCCAGAAATTCCTGCATTTGCATTTGCACCATAAATGGAACCGTTAGCACCACCAGTAGTGATCGCTCCATATCCTGCTGTTTGTTGATTGCCCGGTAACGTAAGCATAGCAGCTCCACCGCCACCACCAGCATAACCTGTATTTGAACCAGAGATGGTTGAAAAAATTCCTATACCACCATTACCCCCAGTAACTACTAATGGTGCTGGAGCAGGTACTGATCCATCAAAACCCGCAGTACCTGCGCCACCACCGCCACCGCCAGCAAAACGATAACCTGGATTACCTGGAATGCCTGGAGATGCTGATAAAAATGCTCCAGCACCTCCACCAAAACCTTGTCCCGGTGTACCCGGTGCTCCTGCATTTGTTGGTCCTGGACCGTCTCCACCGCCGCCACCACCGGAACCTCCACCATAAGCATTAGCTATATAACCACCACCGCCACCACCAATAGACCATAAAGCAGGAAATGGTGATGGTGATGAACTATAAATTCCAGAATTCGATCCGTTTGATCCTCTACTTAAAGGTGATGTTGTTTCGGCACCACCGCCACCTACCGCAAGTGTAAAAGTTTGTCCAGGAGTTACAGATAAATTTGTTCCGGTTAATAATCCACCAGCACCACCTCCACCGCCAGTTTGATAACCACCAGAACCACCACCTGCAACAATTAGATAGTCAACTAAAGTTGTTCCAGATGGAACAGACCATGTAGATGTCCCATTAAAAATTTGAATTACTTGAAAAATGCTACCAATGCTCGATGGTACCGGTACCGATAATCTTTGTAAAGATAAAAGGTTATTGATAATTCTAGCAGCAGTAAGTCTCTGTGACGAAAGAGGATTTACAGCAAGTCTACGAAGACTCATTTAAACTCCATTAATAAATTTCAGTGCCGAATGCGGAGAATGCTATAAGTGAACCATTTGCATTAACAGAAACGATTGAACCTGCATTTAAAGTAATACCTAAAGTTAAAGTAATTGTATCTTTTGTTGGGCAATTAACTTTATACGCTAAGTAATTTGTATTTGATATTGCAACACCACCAACATTTACTGCTATAGTGAATGCGTTTCCTGTACCATCAGTTTCGTTTAGATTTGCAATTACTAATGAAGATATGATTGCAGAGTTACTTGACGGTACAGTATATAATGTCGTTAAGACATTTGCTGATGGATTCTTCTGACCAAGTATTTTATATGCTCTTGCCATTTGTTATTTTTCCTTTTTACATTCCGCCGAATAAGAAAGCATCATCAAAGATGTCTGCTGGTGATACTATGTTATTTCCAGAAACCGAATTATTAGCAAGTTTATCTCCAGTAACCGCAAGAGCAACAATTTTATCAGTAGTAACTGAATTGGTTGCTAATGATGTTGATGTTACTGCACCAGCAGAAATTTGTCCTGGTCCAAGATTTGCATATGTGATTACACTTGATGCAAGATAGTTGACTGTGATATTTGTCGTACCTGATGAAGGTGCTTCGTCAAAAGTTAGCACACCATTAGTAACTGTATATGATTGAATTGGTGTTTGTTGAATACCATTAACAATAACACTTAAAGCATTTGCGTCACTGATATTTCTTGCTAATGTGAATTGTGTACAAGCACCTGTTCCATTGAACTTGTCAGTGGAAATTACATAAGTGGTTAATTCTGGTGCGTTACCAATATAAGCCATTAACTAATCTCCAAAATTGAAAGAATAACGTCAGCAGAAGATGCTACTGAACTATTTACGGAAATTGAGTCGGTTGCTTTGATTACTAATTTTTGGTCACCGCCAATTGGAACTAATGCACCACCTGGAGATATCGTAGCATTCTTAATCATGTAATAATCTGTTCCCGAAGACGTAACAATAACGTTTACTGAGATTGGAGTGCTGATTAAATTTGATATACTCATGCCGATAACTGTAGCTTGTATGCCAGCGCCAGCAGTATATACAGCAGTTTTTGTTCCACCCACTGCATTTACAAAACTATTTTTAAACGAGTTAGCCATTAAAATCCTCTAATTTTATGATGTATTTATTTAACCTAAAGCAATAGCATATGCAATTGCGCCTGCATCTACTGTAGCAATCGCTTGGTAAATAGCCGTATTTGGTGGACCAGTAAACGATCCTGTTAGTGATATATGTTGTGCGGAAACCGCATTTACAAATGTTGAATTACTTGAAACAAAAAGCGTATTAACTACATTCGCAGAACCGGAAACAAGTAAGTCTTGAAACCCAATAGTATCTAAAGTTAGATTACCAGAAACTACAAGATTACCAGAAATGAATGCATCACCACCAACCGACAAATTACTTGTAATGTTGGCTCTTGTGATGTTTCCATTTACAGTTATATTTTTAGGAACGTAAATGTTGCTGCCTGCAAAAAATACATTAGCAATATTACCTGTATTTGCTTGTAATGTATTGATGTTTGCAAGAGTTCTTACATTCAACGATGCATCGGTACCTTGAATAAACAGTGACGTATTGGCAAGAAATCCAGAACCGCCTACGTTATCGGTAAGTGCATTCGTAGCATTAACCAAATAACCAGTTGTGGTTAACCATTCCGAAAACGAGTTTGCTGTAGATAATTGATTAATTGCCATTTGGAATTCTCATCTGTACGAGTTCACGGAGCATCCCTTTGATGTCCGTGATATCCTCTTCTAGTTTATTTACTTTATTTGTTAATACTTCTTTTTCTTCATGCTCTTTTAGAGCAAGTTCTCTACGTGCATAATATGCCTTCAACTCTTCTTCATCAGTATTTAATATCGCACCACTGTTCAAGTCACGAATGAGATACTCTTTATCTTTAATTTGAACAAACATAATTATCCTTATGAAGACTGTGGTATTGCTGTTGGTGGCAACGCAATTACACGCAGATTTCTAACCTTAGGAATATCTACGGTACTTGAACCATACATAACAATCTTGATTGCAAATGTCATAAAGTCATTATAGGAAGTTCCATTCTTAGTATATGATGTTTTATTTGCAGCCAAACCACTACCAAATGTTCCTGGTGCGAATGTTAATTCAGTAAATGTATCTAAAGCATCAGAAACAAAACTCAGATTACCTAATTGTGTCATCAACTGCCATGTATTTACCTCAAATGGTTCTGGGTCAGATAACGATAACAATTTGTAGTAAACAAGAATGCCCGCACCAGATGGTTTATATGCATCCATATAAACACGAAGATCGCCAGCATTGAAACCTGTTGACAATTGAACCTTTTTGGTCATGTAACGAACCAATGAATTGCCACCCGCCGATTTATCTTCGCCGTTATATGTAACAGTACCATTACCAGTTAAAGTAATTGTTGGTGATGAATAGTAACCTGTACCACCATTTACAACAACGATTCTATCGATTGTGCCTGAACCGGTGACGTTTGCATATGCGTTAGCACCACTACCACCACCTCCAGTAATAACTAAGTATGCTGGAACACCCGAACCAGATGTAACAGTATAGCCAGAACCAGAACTGGTAATTGCAAAGTCATTGTTTCTTAATGGTAGATTATTAATCTTGTTTTCAATCGTAATCAGATTTAGACGAGTAATATCTAACATTGGTGTAACATCAGGATTCGATGTTTGTAATGTTGTACGAACTGTAAATGTTGTATTTCCTGTTGTCCAATCTAAAACTCGTCTATCATATCCATCAGTCATCATATAGTTATAGTTTGGAACAACTGGTAAGTAAGCATGTTGCCCACCAGATACCATTCTCGTACTGAATTCGTAGTTAATATTTGTATTTGCAATAACTGCATCAGTTGATGTGAGTTGCATAGCATCAAAAACAGTATTTGCGGCTGATGCTGCGCTTGATGTCATATCAGTTTCAAAATATGCATAACCTGGATCGGTTGAGAATACTCTTCGTTGAATACTGAACATCAAATCTTTTTCATCATCTGGGTCCCATGTCGAACCATTTTGTGATAAGAATAGAACACCACTATATGGCTGATCAGCAATCTTAACGCTTGTTCGTAAATCAGTAGCATTATGTTCACCAACAAATGCTTCATATCCTGTACTATTTGAAATAAGAACAAACGAATGTTCACCGGGTAACAGTAGTACAGGAACATCAAATTTAAATTCGGTGTATTTTGTAGCATCTGTAACATCAGGTATTTCACATGTAGTTACCTGATCTGGTGTTAATGTCTTTTCAGCATACGGGTATATCACAGAAGAAGACGGATAACCATTTGTAACTGGTCGAAGTTGTAAAGTTACAGGTACGTTGATATCTTTTGTTTTGAAACAAACACGAATGCTATCAATTACAATACCTTGTGGATATTGATTTGGATTAATCAAAAATGTTTGTGCAAGTGGGTCGTAGTAACCAACAACAACGTTTTTCTGTGTATCAATAGATTGAACACTCTTAACCGAAGATTTTGATGATACAACGTGACTATCTGTAACACTTTGTTTGACAACGTTCGGTACAAGAACAGAAATTGACGTTTCTTGAACAGTATTAACTTGACCTTGTGCATAGAAACTTGCGTCACCGTTTGTTTTCGATTGTTCGATGTTGCCAAACTCATTATCGATTAAACGGAATAACTTTTCACCAGTTCTAAATGTAGCATCAGGAATAAAGAATACACCCGAAGTACCTCCCGATTCATCAGTTCCCAAACGACCAATACTATAAGCTGATGTTGTGTCTGGAGTTACTGTCCAAGTTCCGTTGATTGTTGCAGTACGTGTCGTTGGATCATATGCAGAAATAATTGCTGATTGTCCCTTGCCAGTACCGCCCATGATATAAATTGTTTGACCAGCATAATCAGTCGTTCCAGCTGAACCACCTGCATGATAACTGAGAACGATTGTCGAAGCTGTTGCGCTACTTGCGGTACCAGAATAATGATTCCAAGAAGTAACTTTATTTGTTTGACCACTCTTACGACCAACAATATTGATGCCACCTGTTGCATTTGCCCATGTGCCATATGCTGGAGTTGGTGTTATACTTACAATATAACCTTTGTTATTTGAAGTTAAAACAATACCACCAATACCCATTGTGGCGCCAGTTGTTGCATCTTTAATGTCAACCGCTTCAGCGTTACCAATGGCAGTTTGATATTTTAAATTGTTATTCACAAATGTGAAGCGATTTGTTCTTGCAACTTTATCGGATACGTTTACATTATCGAAGAACGAATACAAAGTTTGCATTGGTCTAAATTTAGTACCAACAACAAGAACATTTAACTGTCTCATGTAAGTAACCATGGTAACGTTAACCACACGATCACCTAATGATTTAGTCAATTCAACAGGAACAATTTGATTCAACACACCATTTTTAGTTGCTGTTACGGTTGTTGTTTCTAAAACCTGTTGGGTTTTAATTGTATTGACATCACCAATAACATCTAATTTTTGACCACTTTTATTAATTCCTGATTTGGTACTCGTATTTTTCTTATTCGTTATTGTTTGTTTAGTTGATTCAGAAAGAACTTGATCCGAAACACCAGTTGAATATTCTTCAGGTCCCCAAACAGTATTTGTCATCGAAGCATATGCATCACGTGCTGCTTGACCACCAGTCAAGTCAACAATTTGTGATTCCATTCTGTTTGTTGATTGCCAAATATCTGATGCTGGGTCTAAACGAATTGTACCGATGTAATTAACAATATTAAACGGATTAATATTTAAAGTTCTTGATGCTTTATTCTGAACAATACATGCTACATTAGTAGAACCTAAAGTTAGAACTGGTCCATTAACTTGAATGTTGTAATTTGATGTACTGTTGTTAGAGAACAAATCCCAATAATAAGTATTGGATGTATTCAACATACGTTTTCTAGCAATATCAATCGCTGCACTAAAATCAACAGCAGTAATATCGGCACTATTTCTATCAATAAATGATTCAACTAAAACACCATTCTTTGGACGTGAAAGACCTTTATCATCCAAAATGGTGCTATCATTTTTCTGAAGCGTAGCAAGTTCAGCAAGAGTTAATGCTGTATAGTATTCCAAGTTTTGAATTCGGCGTTCTAGGTTACCAATGTCTTTCATTGTGTAACGTTTGTTACCAAAACGCTGAATCTGTGTTGAACTTGGATAAGTCAGATACGGTGTATATGCAAGAATATACAAAGTCATAGCGCCATCTGGCTCATCTGGTACGACCGCATTAACTGCTGGTGTGCCTTGAAGAACTTTGAACGAACGATCTTTGTAAAGAACAATTCGGTCAATACGATTTAGGTAGTAAGAATAGTTTGTTACAATATCCATTCCTGGTTCACTAATTTTCGAACCAACTCCACCTTCTTCGTTATCCAAAACAAATGCATTTGCTGTTGCGGGACCAGTTGCATCTTTACGAACTGGTCTAAAGTCTAGGTAGTCTGATAACTTGTATAAGAAACCATCTTCTGATCTGAAAATAGGAATTTGTCCATAATCGACACCACTACCACCATTGGTTTGTGAACCTAAACGTGTATATGAATCTACGTTGAAGAAACCTGCGCCAGTAGATTTGAAACGATTATAACGAACTAACAAAGGTCCAACTGGAGGCAATTGTCCAGGCTTCAATACAATCGCACTCCAATCATAGTAAGAATCTCTTTGACCGGTGTATAATGTATAACGTGAAGTTACGTTAGCAGATGAAGTTTCTGATTTATCAAGTGCATTATATGATGTCAGTGTAATTGCTGTACCATTAAAATCATAAATCGAGGCAATCGAATCAACATCGGTCACATAAAGATATTGTGGTATACCAGGTGTTTTGGTAATCAAACTACTTGCAATTTGTGTTTGACCATCTAACGATGAAACGAAAACTGTAGCATTTGCAAAAATATCATTAGCAGAACCACCAGCAGCAGCAACTAATGTTGTATTTGCCTTGATATATGTTTTAGTTTTTGATGTTGGGTTTACTGAGTTGATTGTAGCATATACGTTTGCAGAGAATGATGGTGTTCCATATGCACTCGAAACTGTTAAAGTACGTGATTGAGTATCTACAGTAAACGCAGCAGAATTCAATGAATAACCAGTTGTAAATCCACCAGTTGTGGTTGTTGGAATAATTGTATAATATTGTTGTCTAGATGCGTTTGTTGTTGCGCCTTGTAAACTTTCACCAGTAGCAATTGATAAAGGCGAAGATACACCAGACGTAAACGAAATACCTTGATAGAGACGTTTATAACTATACGAGAAATTAGAAATAGTATTATCGGCTACAAAATTCTGTCCAACTTTTAACAACAAAGGTTCACTCACAGCCTCTTGAATAACGACTGGTTGCCAATAGTTATCTGGTGTAACACCAGGAAGTTTATTCGTCAAATCTTTTGATGATGGATGAACGTTTGCCGAAGCAATTACAAATCCAGCAGTGTTCAATACAACTAAAGATTCACCCAATCTATAATCAGCATCAAGCATAAACTGTGAACTGGTTGTAACTGGTCCAGTATATGGGCGATCAACAGTAATGTTTCTTGTTGCAGCATCGTAGCCAACAACGATACGATTACCATCGAGAACACGACCACCCGCAGTCATTCTAACTGTAGCACCAACATAGATGTTTGTGTTTTGTGGGAAACCACTCGGCAAACCAATATTCGAGTATGGTGCTACGGTACTACCAGTATTAACATTATAGCCAGCACCAGTTGTTGTATTAAAAATTGTTTTGGTATTTACGTCAGTTAAAAATACTTTGTAAATGTAAGTATTACTATCGACAACCGAACCGCTGGAGTTACCAACAGAATAGAATGACATCAATTTAACTTTAGCATTTGCAATAAGTGTATTTGAGAGATTCGATACGTTTGCAGTTGATGTTCCAGAAATAACAAGTCCAGAAGCTGTTTGTGCGTCTACATTTAGAATGTTTACGTTAGCATATTGGTTAGTACCAAAGTTACCAAAGAGACTATTAGCGTAAATGTAGTAACCAAAATCAGAATTAATATGTTGTTGAGAAATCGTTGCAGTTGTTCTTGGTTTTGGAATAGTTAAAATAGTTGGAGCAATCGTTCCAAATTCATAACCTTTAATGTATGCTTTACCTGGAGCAAGAGCAACGTTTGCATATGCAGAATTTGCGCTACTATCAGTAATAGATAATTCAAAATCTTTAACTATGTAATCACCAGATTCGTCAAACGTGCGACGAGCCATCTCATCACCAATCGCAGCATAAATTGGAGTCTGAACTACTTTTTGTGGTACACCACCAGCAACTTGAGCTAATTCAATAAAACGTGTTAAGTCGGTACTGGTAATTGGGCGATTAGCAAGAGCTAAACTAATTTTAAATCTGTCAGCACCAGGTGCTTGATAGTTGGATGAACTTTGTGCAGGATCAAGTAATGTAGTATCTGAAGTATAATTCACGATAGATTCAGAAACTTCAAAACCAATAATTGCGTTACCTATGCGGCTATACTTATCAATCGCTATAGATTGTGCGTTAGATTTTACAAAGTAACCTTCGTAATAAAATACACCTTCATTAATAGAAAACGTTTGATTGTTGCCTACTGGACTTACTGTATACGATGCTGTATTTACGTATGTGTCTGCTACATTTGCATAATAGGTAACTGAATTAGATGTAGTATTAGAAGTAAATATAGTTTCGCCTGGAACAAAAGCATCACCATATAGTTGGTTGATGACAAAAGTAATTGGCTCTTTATTTGTTTGGCTGGCATCATACGAAGCCAAAACATACGCACGTTTTGTATTTGCTGAATTAAAAATTACTTGATTCGCATAGTTTGAATACAAAATAGAATTGTTTGAATAAGTTGATGCGATATTCAAATATGCAGTATTCTGAATAGTAACTTGACCGTCAGTAACAACTGAACCAGTCTTAAACATATGATTACCAAACTTCTTGATTTGGTCTTGTAATATTGATTGTGCTTGGGTTAATTCACGTGATTGAACAGCGTATCCTGGTTTAAATAAAATACGGTGATAGTTCTTATCTTCATCAAAATCATCATAGTATGGATCAACATTAAAATTTGTAGTTATTGCCATTTATTAACCTTTTATAATCTTACAATAAGTTTGATATTTTCTGCTTGACCATCTGATCTGGTCACTTTGGTAACGTTTTCTGTATGCAATATTGTTCCACTGTATGGCTGAAAATCTGGCGGAGTGGTATTAATTACCAATCTACTTGAGCCAGAATTTGCGCCAATCAAAGGTGCACCAACAATAAAATTACCAACAACATTTGTTAATCGAATTTTAGTTGCTGATGGTTGATCCAATGCATAACCATATGCGGTTGCAGTGCTTGGAGATACACCTTGATAAACAAATTCGTCTTGATAATAAGCCGGACCAGTAACTAAGTTTAATAGAGTTGCTTGTGTAACCACCGAAGCCGCATTTGCCGGTGAAACTACATTCGAGTCTCCGTATTTATGAGGGTCCACAAACAAACCATATTGCCTAAATGTTGTGTTTGCTGGAATGACTCCACCTTCGGTTGTTTCGATTTCACCCATTCTAACTGTGATCATAACACTATTAGAACCCAATTCTAAAGCTGGATTATGTGCATGACCATATTTTGGGTCTAAAACTACACGTAAGGATGCTCCGGTTCCTGTTCCATAAACGTATGCATTTGCACGTGAATAGCCCGTACCAATAGTTGAAACAGTTACTTTTGAAATGTTCGCATTAGCTGGATCACCAGAACTAACAGTTGGAATAGCAATTACGCTTGTCCCATCTCCATCAACATAAACTCTTGTGGTTAATGTTAATTGAGTTGCTTCTGTGTTGCCGCCACCTGATGAAATTGCTGCGGTGGAAAGGTCGATTGCACTAACGCCATTTCCAACATAAGTTTGTTTCTGTAAAATATATGTCTGTGGGGCAAGTCCAGTTCCTGAAACATACATGTTCGCTGCTACGTTTGTTGTGTTGGCTAAAACTAATGTTGTACAGCCAGCAGCAAATGTTGGAAGAACTCGTATTTTATTTTCATAATATCCAGAACCTTTGTTTGTAACTGTAATTGATGCCAATTCACCATCAACGACACCAATTGGGCTAACAGAATAATCCAATAATGCTGTCGAATCTGGTACTGGAATCCATGTATCTGATATGAATCTGTTTGATGGTTTGACACTATACATGTATTTCCAAAGATAACCATCAGAAGTTGCGATGTTACCATTGGATGACGTATAATCACCAAATGGTTCTACTGTAGAATTAGCTGAAGCATTATTTGATAAGCACTTATAAACATTTCGCTGTGACGTATAAACATAAAATGGCTTTACGTTTCCAGTAATATCAGGTTCTATTAAATCCCTGACTGCAACTTTATCATCATATTGCTTATATTTTGTATTTGATGTCCAAATAACTTTCGGTATAACAAGTTCAACGTCATTTCCCGTAACTCGTTTAGCGGCATACATGTTATTCCAAGTCGCCTTTTCATCGGAAATAGTATCGCCAGTTGTTGTTGGAGTAGTCTCGTCAGGATACGCAGTGTGATTACCTACAAATACATAACCAAGAGTTGGGGAAGGCTCATAGAAGCCTTCTTTAAATTGTTGTGCAACAACGTAAGATATTTGTTTTGATGTTTGTGATGACATAATGTATATTTATTATGGTATTGGAAGATTACTGTTCAATGCAAAAACTAAATTTGCAAGACGATTAATAGCATCATTTACCGTTATGGGAGGTGATATATTCCAATCTGACACAACAATCGCTGAAAATACATTAGCATTATTTGCTGTAATTGATGCAGCATTTGCTCGAATGAATGCTCCATTGGCTTGTGTGAAAGAGGAATTGGCATTTGCATATGCGCCAATTGAAGTTGAATATGCTATATTTGCTGTAAGGCTAGGAGTATTTGCAGCAATCGCACCAGAATTCGCTTTTGCAAAAGCTGATATGGCTAAACTTGAAGCTACCGCAGCATCACTGATTCCTTGAACACCATTATTATATGCCGAATTGGCTTGAACGAATGCAGCATTAGCATGATTATATGCAAACGGTGTATTGTTTGCTACCAAGAATGCAGCGTTTGCTTGAATAAAAGCGCCATTTGCATAAGTACCCGCCACATTAGCAGTAGCAAATGCGCCATTGGCATAAGCACCAGCAGAATTTGCATTGGCATCACTTTTGCTGACAGATGCATCGATGGTACTAAGTGACATTTTTTTAGTTACTGGAGTTGTTCCAGTAAAATCACTAGCAACCAAATACACTTGCGTTTGGTCTACTCCTGAATCTGTAAGTGATGGTAAATCCGATATTTTAATTCGTGCCATTTTTTGTCCTAAATTTTTATACTAAAATCAATGTATTTCTTCTTCACTATCGATTGATAATGTCTGCAAATCATCATCTGTCGTAAGTTGATAATAATTCTCACCAAGAATAATTGAAGGCGATTGATAAATGATCATCGTCTGCAAGTTTGCTGTTTGCGTAAAATTACCTATACTATTACTTGATAAAGTTAATACTCCACCTATGCCTGAACTGTTTGGTGTTATCGTTGGAGCATAATAATATTCTCCAGAATTATTAATTGTAATTCTGCGAATTGCACCAGTATCAGAATATACTTCAACATTAGCATTTGCAGCAGTGTTTTGTCCAACAAAAGAAACTGATATTACAGCGTTTGTCTGAGAGTTGGAAACTGCCGCAACAGTAAATGATGCATTTGTCGTTGAGTTACTATACGATGCTACATTCAGAATTGCAGTATATAAAGTATTCGCATTTGTCGTTACAATCAGATTCGCAATATTTGACGTATTTGAATTGTACGATAATCTAAACTTAGCACCAGAACCATTCTGTGTATAACCATTTGCTGCATAAATGATGGTCGGACCCATCTGAATCGTAAATGTTGCGTTACTGTAAGACAACAAATCAATCACAGAATTTGTTGTTGCAATCGGAGCAGCCATATAAATGCCGGCATTCGATACAACTACATTTTCAATATATCCTCTGCTATCAACATAAATTCTAGCATTTGCAGTATTCGCTAAAGCTAAAGGACCACCACCAATAAACGTTACCCAACTATTCACGGCAACTGATGGGTTGGCGTTCATTGATACTGTAAAGTTAGCATTGCTATATGCTGATCCACCAAACACCGTAGTATTTGCATTCGCTACTGGAAGACCCCAATATGAACCTGGATAATTAATAACAACGTTTTGAATGTAACCAGCAGTATTAACAAACACTCTAGCATTCGCCGCAGTATTACCCCAACCACCGCCATAGAATACAACATAACTATTCGTACCAACTGCGCCAGCATTTGCAGTTATACTTGCGACAGTAACTACGTTTGGATAAACATTTTGAACAGCAGTATCAACTGTAATATTACCAGAATTAGCATACAATCCGATATTATTTATGATACTTCTGACAATAGCACCCGTAGTTGAATCGGTAACTAAACGAATATTCGCATTGGTAATTGGTCGTGTATCTATTGTTATAGATGAAGAATTGACTAATGGTGCACCACCCATCACAATTAAATATCCATCTGAATAACCAGAACCAATAGAAGTTGGATATGCTTCAGTAATTGAAACAGCATTATTATCAACCGAAACAGTTGGTGCTGAACGATACAATCCAGAATTAACAATCGTAAATGACGCAGCATTTATTGCACCATTCGCATCTACCGTATACGTCACATTGGCATTAACAATTGGATCGCCACCAGTAAATCTAATATAACCATTCTGATGCGCTCTACCATAATATGTTATAGCATTTGCCGAAATCGAATTGATGGAAAGTGGTGCGGTATTTAATATTGCTTGTGGAAACTGAACTGGATTTACGGTAAGCACATCACCAGTAGATGTTAAAGCGGTAATTGTATTATTTGTATATAAACCAGTAGAAGTGACTTTTACATTTACAATATAACCAGCAAGGTTTACATAAATTTGTGCATTCGCTGCAATGTTTCTTGTATTTGGTGCAGTTCCGCCAGTGAATATAACATAACTTAAATTTACAGCACTGGTTGGCGTTGATGGCCATCCAAGCGAACTAACTGAATAAGAATTCGCTGAATACAAACCACTATCGGTAACTGTAACACTACGAAGCGATCCATTACTCGAATAAACTTCAGCAGTTCCAGAAGCGGGTCTATTCGTATAAAGTGTTGATGATGTTACAGTAAAGACTGCGTTCGAATAAGACAATCCATCGATTACAGAATTAACTGTCGCCGTTGGTGTGCTAAAATATATTCCATTACCAGTTTGTGGTACTAAAGCACCAGTCGAATCACTTGTTCCCCACATTGTTACGTTTACAATATAACCAGCACTATTAACATAAATTCTAGCATTTGCTATAGTGTTACTTAACCCACCACCAGAGAATGTAATAAATGTGTTTACTGGTGTTGCGCCAGGACCACTACCAGATTGAACTACTGAACCAGCATTTGCAGTTACGCTTATAACGCCTTTGTCATTAAACAAAAGTGTACCATTTGCATGTGCGATACCAGCATTTGCAATATTCACATACGTAACCGTGGTGTTTGGTTTTGAATTTGGTGTAACAGTAACAAAACCTTCGTATAAACCAGAGTCATTAACTTTAATAGACTGAACGTTAATACCACCATTTGAAGTATATACCGTGTATTCTATGTTAGCAGTTCTGCCTGTCGTGCCCGCATCAGAAAAATCAAAGAAGCCATTTGTATAACCAGCACCAGGATTAGTAACCGTTATTGTGTTTGCATAAAGAACTCGATGTGGATCATTAGTCGAATCAAAAGATGCTATTGGTTGCTGTGAATATAAACCACCGCTTAAAAAATTAACATTACGAATTGAACCATTAGATGCATAAACTTCAACAGTAGCATAAGCAGGAATAGCTTCATCGGCACCAGTAAATAACAATGTGCCGTTAGAATATCCTGAGCCTGGATAAGTTAAAGTTGTTCCAGTTAATCGACCACCACCGCCAGTGAATACAACATATCCATTAGAATAGCCTGATCCAACGTTTGCAATTTTGATATCATTTATTTTGGCGGAAGTCAAAAGAGTAGTATTACTAATAATAGAATTGACTCTGCGAATTTCACCATTAACTGAAATATAAGATGCATCATTTATACCTAATGATAAAATACCTGATGCTCTACTATTTGCGATATTAAACTTTGTTTGATCGTGTGAACCACTGACAACGATACTTCCATTACCAACATTTACACGACCAGAAATCGTTAAGAATTGCTCATCACCAAAAGGATTCGGTACAACTACACCAATGTCATACAGGTCAATAACCGACTCAGCTTTGTATTCAGCATATTTTACAAAACCAACTGGATGCAATAATTCTTTTAATAATGTTTTATATTTGTAAAATTCAACTCTAGAAGAGATGATATATGAGTAATCAACGTAATAATCTCGACCAGCAAGTTTACGTTCAGTAGTAGAAAGAATAGAATCTGAAGTTGTCCAACGACCAGGTGCTGTTACGTAAGAACGCTCAATAGTTGCATTTGCTACTGCACCAGTACCGGTTGCGCTTCTAATTTCAACCGAAGGAATATATTGATATCCTGCACCCGGATCAAGAATTTTAAGAGAAAGAATTGAACCTTGCGTTCCAGTTCCAGTAGCTATGAATCTATCGCCATCTGAAACAAGAGAATCGATTGCAATATTTGCGCCAGCACCCGTTGCAGATGAAACTGTTACTGTTGGAAAATTATTCTGTGTATAACCAAAGCCACCTAATGGATAACGATTTGCAACTCGAATTTTTTTACCTGTAGCAGAATTCGTGAAAGGCGTTCCGCTTTGTACAGATGCTTGAAGACCACCTGGTGAAATTGTAGCAACGATTCTTGATTCACCATTAACATCAATCAAGTCACCAACAACTAAATCACGGTTAAAATTAGTACCGGTACCGTTTATAATTGTGCCACCAGAAAAAATTGTTACCGTTCCAGGAATCGAAGTATTAGCAAGAGCAATTTTTCTAATCGCACCATTTGCAGCGTATACTTCACTGACTACAGCTTCGGCATAGTTACCATAAGTTCCTAATGGGTTTCCACCAAATACAATCTCATCAAATGGTCTATAATTGGAACCACCATCATTAATTTTAAATCTTCCAATCGATCTTAAACTTTTTGGAGTTCTTTGCGAAAGTCTAACTGATGAAACAGAAAGTGCTATGTTACCTTGATTAGCAGTTGCAGTAGAAACGTTTCCAACATAAAAACCACCATAATTAAGATTTACGTTGACAACATAACCAGCGGAATTGACATATATTCTTGCATTCGCTGCGCTGTTAGAAGTTGCGCCTCCACTAAAAATAACATAACTGTTTACACCTACAGAACCGGCGTTTGCTGTAACGCTAGTAATTATAGATGCATCTGTGCCATACGCAACACCAAACGAATCAAAAACTGGATTGACAGTTAAAGGCATTGATGTCTGCAAAACTTTGACGTTTGCAATCGGTCCAGCTTGTATTGATGTATAAGTTAAAACATCAGCGATTCTAGTTGTTAAATTTGGACTTAAAATACCAGTAGTCGAAATGCCGGTTGTACAAGCATAGTTTGCATTGTTAATGTAAACATTTTGATACGGTCCAACCAGTGTATCGGATACTACAAGACTATTCGCAGAATTCGTTCCACTCAAATCAATTTGATCGACAACCACTTCCAAACCATATGCACTTGTGTTGCCAAGAACGGTAATTGGAGAATCTTGACCAAAAATAGCACCGCCATGTGATACTAAAATTTGTTGAACGATACCTTGATAAATTGATTCGATTGTACCAATAGCATTCGATGTTGCATTACCACCAGTAACATAAACTGGGTCACCAACATTATAATTTGCACCCAAACTGGTTAAATTGATTGCTTTAACAACAGAGAATGTTGAAGCACGAATGTCAATCAATATTCCATTTACATCAACAATCGGTATAGATACATTCTCACCATTTAAAAACGTACCTGTTAAATTTGCGGAATCAATTAACAATTCAATTGGCAAACCAACATTCAATGAGTCTGTAATAATTCTTCGAGTTGCTGACTCGATGATTGCGGTAGCACCCGATGTTAATCCAGTAACCTGTCGGTTCTTTAACAGATCGGTATTAAAAGATGTGTAGGTAACAGTAACGACTGTATTATTTGCTGGTGCAACGTCAAAAATTAATTTACGATATTCTTTGCGAACACTATAGCCTGTAGTTTGTAAAGTGTCGCCCAAATAAACTTTAATATCTTCTTTACCAGAAATCTGTGCAAGAACAAAAGTTTTGGTTGAGCCATCAGCTACATAACGTGATGATATCTGTGAGTTGACACGAAGTTTATTATCAATCTGCCATTTACTCGATGAAGACTTTAGAACATTATTTTTAGGAAGAATAACATCGATATCTTCGCCGAATACTAATCTAAACAACAGTTTAAATGATGCATCGCTACCCTTTGTTTTATACAAAGGTACTAATTGTTTAAACAGAAGTGCTTTATCAGACTGAACTTCTAAAGGTAAAAGTGTAGCGTAAGTATTATAAAAATTTGTTTCAAACTCATCTATTGACTCATCAACATCACGAATCGTTCTTAATTTTTTAGACTGAGTAATTAAATCATTATTCTCGGTTCCTTGTTTTTCTTCTAAGAATTGATAATACGCTTCTAAGAAAGCAATAAACGTGGGATACTCATCCCGAATAAATTCAGGGACTTCTTGGCTAACAAGAACGGAAGTTTTTAGATCGGTATTTGCTGACATTATACAGTTTCTAGTGTTGTGCTAATCGAAATTGGGTCTTGTTCATCAATAGTTATAATTGTATTTTTTACTGTATCTATTATACCTTTATCAGCCTCAATTGAAAGTCTAATATAACCATCGGCCGAAGTGACTGAGTTAATGAGAATATTGTTAATCACAACTTCACCGGTATCATAATTGATTGTACCAGCGGATTCATCAACAACTTGTTTTTGTGATAGAGTATCATAATATACAGTTCGTATTGTACCGATCTTAGCATCAACTTCGGCTGCGGCTGATGCACCATAACCGTTACCACCATCAATAGTAATAACTGCACGTGTATAATCGATGCCTCTATTAACAACAGTTATGTTTGAGATTACTCCATTGACCACGGTAGCCACAGCAGTCGCTCCAGTTCCGTCACCAGAAATAGTTACATTCGGTGCAGAAGTATATCCTGAACCAGGATTGATAATCGAAATAGATGAAATACCTGAGTATGATTGTGGAATTTCTTCAAACTGAACTTCTCTTTCAATACCCAAACTATCATATGTTTTAAAATATGTAGATGTCAATTTATCAGAAATCGTACCACGATATAACGCAGCATTAAAATAGAGAGTATATGATTGACCAATACCTAGTGTTGGCTCAAATCTTTTTTGCAGACGAACCACCACTTTTGAACCAATGATTGAGTTCAAATCAACTGAAGCAATATCTTGTTGAAGTTTAGACAGAATAAATCTCGAATTAAACTTATCCAAGTAAGTATTTTTATAGTTTACAACAGCCGTTCTAATTGATGTCTTCAATTGTTCTGGCGTTAAAATTGTTTTCTTGGGATCATACGTTACGTTTGGTGAAATTAACAAATACAAATATTCTGGATCACGTATGATCGTTTGAACAGCAACAACTGCTTTTGGTTTTATAATCTCATCGATAATTCTTTGCTTTTCAACGTTTGACAGATAATAGTTTTGACGAGGTTTTAGAGAAAGAAATACTGTTCCAAAAACAGGAGGAGCTTCATCTTCACCACCCCATACCGATACCGAATCTACCGAAGGATAATTTTTAATAATGAAAGACTCATAGTCTTTGATTGTCACTAATCGATTCTGCGTGGTAAATTGTAAAGGAGCAGAAAATTTAATTTCATCGACCGACTCTCGTTCAGCACCACCAGATGCTTCGTTGACCAAATCGATTATAAAGTTTGTTTGATTATTACCTAACGAATCAGTTAATCCCCCACCTGCGGCTACAAAATTAGCTGCTTTATTTGCAGCACTTCCATTTGTAATCAAGTATGAAATTGAAACAATCGAACCATTAGTTAAACTTTTACCGATAACATCGTTACCAAAATAAATGTCGTATTTTTTGCTCTTATTTTCTTGTAGATAAAACACAGAAGAGTTTGTATTCGTTTCCGATGCATCTGGAGCGAATGTATATACTTCAGAAGCGGTACAAGATGTAGAAGGCTGAACGACTACCGTAATCGTTGTTGTGTCAACGTTTTCATCAGGAATTGTAAATATTTGTTTGGGATTGGATGTCGTATCATACGTATATGAATATGTTACTAACTGTCCCTCATACAATTCTAGGTTTTCAAAAACAAAGTCGGTGTTTGCTTTGGTAACTTTATTCTCTTGTAGTGTGACAAAACCATAACTTACACCATCAATCTCATTTGATAAAAAACGAAATCCTTTAGGGACAGTAATTGTTGCTGCTGAATTTGAAGTGGTTTGTACAGTAAAGTTAATATTAGCAATCGGCGCTTTAGTCGAATATGGAACGTAGCCCAAAACTTTAGCATGAGAAATAACCGAATCACGTAAAAGAGCAGTATCTAAAAATGATTCGTTTGCAACCATATTCAGGTAATACGCATTATAGTGAGTATTGTATGCCAGAATATCAAGCAAAATAGACAGACCAGAACCATCGAAATCATAGTCGGTAAACTTGTTTTGTGCTTGTAAATATGTTTTTAAATTCTGCTTGATTGTATCAAAATCAAGTTCGGTTACTCTTAGACGTTCTGTCATTTTATCTTATACGCTCTAAAAAGAAGTTAATTGTTATTGGATTAGGTGAGTTCTGAATAAAAAAAGTTAAACTAACACTATATCCATTTTCATCCGGTGCAGCATATGCAGTAATCGAATCTATTGAAACTCTCGGCTCAAAGTTTTCAATCGTTTCTTGAAGTTGTCTTTCCAAAGAAGCGGCAACAATAGAATCAATCGGTTCAAAAAGCAAACGACGAATATTCGAACCCAATTCTGGCTGAAATGGTCGTTCATAAAAATTTGTCGATACTAAATTCTTTACAGAATTGATGACCGCTTTTTCATTATAATGCACATTAATATCTTTCTTTACAGGATGTGCTGTAAAGTTCAAATCTAAATCTATATAACTTCTCTCGGAAGCTATAGATGGGTCGGTTGATGTTATTTTTGTTGACATCGTTTATTTATTCAGCCTCCAGCGAAAACATTACCTGAACCGGATGTTAAAACTTCTCCGGAATAAGAATCACCTTTTCTTCCAACACCTTTTCCATTTACAAAAACACTACCAGAATATGAAGTTAATGGCACCGTATGTGGTACACAAGAATCACCCACAAGAATTAAATGCACTTTACATAAATCTCCAGCACGAACTGCACCAATACTATTGACAAAAACTGTAGATGAACCTTGATCGGTCACAGTTGTAGCATCACAACCATGACCTGTTGTTATTGTATCGGTTCCATCTTTTCTAGAAACTGCTGGCATTATGGATTCAAATCTATACGTGGTGCTTTGAGTGTCATATTACCACCTGATGTTATCTTACATGTACCACCAATATCTGCTTGATAGTTACCACCAACAGTCATCTTTACATTACCATCAACATAAATGGTAACATCACCCTTAACATACACTTGTTCGCTACCGACAACGACCTCAAACTTGTTTCTTTGTATTCTTTCTGACCGATCACCTAATGGACCATATTCAACATAAGAACCTGAACGATGATATAAATGAATTCGTTCGGCATCTTTGGTGTCATCAAATTCAAATGCATGTCCTGATTCAGATTCATAAACATTGTTGTAAGGATACTTGGCTGCATAATACGAATCTGGTTCTACCTTACTTGCTTTTTTCGCTTTCTTTGCTACATTAATTGCTGATGGATAATCAGTATCATTTCTTGCTAAACGTGATGTTGTCGGCTCATCCAACTTGCGTGGATAATTTGTAGCAGAATCTTCGGGTTTAACTGGTGCAGCAGCAAGTTCTGCACTTGTTCGTGCATCATTAAATCCTTGTTGATAATTTCCAGCGGTGAGGGGTATGCCAGGAAGTACACCAAGAATTATTGGGTCTTGTGCATTATCTCCATCGGTGAAAAATCCAAATACCATATCTCCTTCACGTGGTGGATAGGTACTTGTATTATTTGTTGGCATAGCCGGCTGTGCCCATGGCAACGAATCTGAGGGCAATATTGATTTATTATCTGTATGCCAGCCAGCGCAACGAACACGGCAACGACCTAGTTTGAGTGGATCATTGATTTTTTCAACAACACCAACCCACCAAGTAAACCCGTTCTTACCAGCAAAATTTTTATTATCTTCAGATTGTTCCATAATTCTCTATTTCTTTTGACTGCTGGTTTGTGGCAGATGTTATAAATGGTAATTCATTAGATGTTGTCGCCAATTCTAAAACTGTTTCATGTTTTTGAAAGCCAATAATATGTCTTGTAGCAATAATCAAATAACGACCACTTAAAGAACGGTCATCATTTTCTTCTTTACTATCTCTCAGAGCAAAATTTGGTACACGAACATTCAAATTAAAACCAGAAGTCAATTGAAAGTTTCCTGGCATAACTAACTTCATGCGTTTATTCATCAAATTAGAAAAGATGGCTTTACGCTGAAAAATAAAATCTTCTTGCGCTTCTAACTTTGATAATGACGAAGGATCATATTTTTTAATATATGCACTATCTTTACGAAATGTTCCAAATGAACTTAATGTTTTCTTTGAATCGTATGCTTGAGATGAATCATCACCTGCACGATTAACGGAAGCCGAATAATTTGGGCTATCGTTACCGTGTTTCATAGCCGAATAATGATCTTCATAAGTAATTTTTCGTGATGCAATTTTACGAGTCATTGGATCGAAACCAATAAATGTACCAGCATTTATACCATCACGGGTAGCTTTAATTTTGTCTACTTGATTGATCATTTCATAGTGTTTAGGGCTAAACAAATCATCAACCACATTCGTTTCTTCTAAATTTTTTGCTCGGAATCTAATCTCAAACAATTCTTTTTGTGACAACAAAGTCGAAAGCGAAACAAAGTTATATCCCAAACTATTTTCAAAGAAAACATAATTTGGTGAACGTTTTTCATCAATCGATCTTTTAGCGCACCACTCAATAGCATCTAAAGGTCTTAAATTTGGTATAACAATATCACGCAATCCAGTTGTGTTTTCTATCACACCATTAAATTTATTATTTGGAACTTTTAAATAGCCAACTAAAATCTTCTTTACAATATCGGTATATGTTCCTTTATAGGATTGCGATACTAATTGTTGATCCGAAAACATCAACTCATCAGAAACAAAATGTAAAGAATATGTTTCGCTGTTTTGGTTGGTATTTTTACGGTCACTTTGTTTAAAAATTCTAAATGCTTTTTTAAAATTCAAAACACTCGAACTTGATGTTTTGGTAATATTGATCAATAAAGATTCGGAACCATCAAATAATAATTTGTTGGATAAGCCAATGGCATCATTAATAACAATAATACCATTCATGACCGGCACAAACAAAGAATCAAAAAGATTTATCTCTTCGTATATACGAGAAATGTCAACCTTACCACCCTTTGTAATAACCGTAAGTTCATTAACTTCAAACTTCGATGAATTGGTAATCTCTAAACTCATGAACTAATTACTTTCTTAAATTCGCCAATTAAACCCTTTTCGGTTACATATTCTGGTCTTAGTAATTTGATTTTTCGTTTTGTATCGTTGGTCTGAATTTCATAATCATAATAGGTTTGTTTTTGTTTTGTGGTTGTTTCGGCAACTTTTGTACCACTTTTCAAAGTATAATTATTTGTTGAAGTAATCACATTTGCATACGTACTCGCATCAACTCGAATTGTTTCAGTAATAGTGACTGGTGAAGCATCAGTTGTACCAACTCTAGATATTGTTTTAGTGTATGCGTATACATTATTTACGTTCATAGACCAACTTAAACCAGATACATTTGTATTTGCCGTATCTGCATATTCGGGTGCGGAATATTTCTTATCGATGTATTTAATAATTGTTCTTTGGTCTAATGGCCAATCATATTGTGGATCGATAATATCATTGTACAACAAAACAATCCAATGTCTCTCTGGTGAGCCATAATACTTAGATGCTATAATTTCTGGTGTATCGCCATCTTGTATTTCATAAGGATAAAAAATATTGCTATTATTTTTAGTCGAATTCTCAAAAGCAAATCGTGCAATAATATTCGTAACAGTATCTAAATCGGAAGTTGTATTCGAACTGGTATAATATGTTGTTGGAAAAAAGTTAAAATAATTTGCCATTTTTATTTCTTATTGTCCGAAGCAAAAGTTCTGAAATCACGTTTTGTTAAGAATTGGGTTTCTTTAAATCCCAGTGTCAATTGAATTGCTGTGGGCATACCAGTTCTACCTATTGCTGGGCTACTTTCGCCTGGCATCTCATAAGCAGACCATCCGTTTGGCGCATAGTTGACATCAATCGACTCCAAAACACAACGTGTCATATTTGGAATATTCGGGTTTTTTCTACCATTATAGAAAAACATAATTTCAAATTCTGATGGTGGAATCAATAAAACATTTGCTGTACTTTTATCCAATTCTGGAGCTTGATGAAAACGCAATCGTTCGATAATGTTCTGCACCTCTAATGCTTCTTGTTCACTTCTTGGGTAGAACATAAATTCATAATTGAATGAGCGAAAATTCGGAGCAGTATAGAGAAGTTCTAATTGTGGGTTAACAATACCACCTGTAGCCAAAAAAGCGGCAGCCTTTGCTGCATCTCCCGAATTAGAAAGTTCACCTAATTTTTTTATACCAGCGTTTACCGCAGCGGCTACAACTGCACCACCAACATTTACTTCTTCACCTTTTAATATACTCGCACCAATTTTTCCTGCTTGTCCAGCCAATCCACCTAAGTCTAAATTTTCATATCCTTGCGTACTTGAAAATTGTACTGTGTCTGGCATATACAAAACAATCGAATCTTTGGTCCGTGTTGTTTGATTTTTGAAAAGTGATTCATTTTGAATATTTGCCACACTGTCAATATAAGATTTGTTACTCGTAGATTGTGCCTTTGCTGCTGAATCGAATGATGGTCCAGACGCTTTAAAAAAGTTTAATCGCCCTCCAACTGCATTATTAATTGAATTAAATGCACCGTCAATTTTATTATTGATGACGCTTGAAAATTGTTGTTTGAAATTCTGAGCGGTTGTAGCTGCCAGGTTATTCATCTTGGTTTGAATATCAATACCAGTAGGTAGATTATTGTTTCTTTCTATACCTTTAATAACTGATTTATTTTGTTGAAAAATATGAATAACCATGTAGTGCGCTTTGTCATAGTTACCAATATCAAGTGGGTATCTGAACGTATTTGATGTGCCATATTCATCAGTAAAAAGTGGAGCAAGAGGACCCCTTGTTTTCTTTTCTTGGGAAATGGTAATATCTGAAAGACCGAAAAGTGCCATATTTGTCCTAAAATGATTGACTAGATAGTATTTATGTCATATTCAGGAAAAACTTACAAAGGAATCTTCGTTTCGAAAAACCCACAAAAATATAAAGGGGATGCGACAAACATCATCTATCGTTCGTCCTGGGAGTTAAAGGTGATGAAATATTTAGATGAGCATCCTGACGTTATATGGTGGGGTTCGGAAGAACTGGTCATACCTTACTGGAATCCAATCGATAATAAGAAACATCGGTACTTTCCCGACTTTGTAGCCAAAATACGCCGCAGAGACGGTACAATAAAAACTTATATCATTGAAGTTAAGCCAGATGCTCAAACTAAACCACCAACTCAAAAACGCAAGACTAAACGATACCTGCAAGAGTCGGCTACGTACATCATCAACCAATCAAAGTGGAAAGCAGCAACAGAATTCTGCAAAGACCACGGCTGGGAATTTCAAGTCATCACGGAAAAACATCTAGGCATTTGAGATAAATACTAGATGGCTACCAAAACACTCATAGACAGAATCAAAGAATCTCTTGCTAAAAAAGGATTAGAACCTCGTACACGTGACTCACGTACTTGGTTAAAAGCTAAAATCTCTGCATTGAAACCTACCAAAGGTGATTTGATGCGTGACAAGCAAAGACTCAGAGAAAAGTCCATTATTGGTAGAATGTACTTTTATTTTTATGATCCAAAAACGAAGGATACGTTGCCATACTACGATAAGTTCCCATTGGTGATTCCAATAGAACAATACCCAGACGGCTTTTTAGGGCTCAATTTACATTACATTAGCCCAAAGCAACGTGTACTTCTTTTAGATAAATTGAGTACCTTATTAACTGACCATAACTACGATGAGAAAACTAGACTCAGAATAAGTTATGATTACCTAGCAAAAGCATCGAAAATATATCAGGCTAAACCTTGTATCAAACGATACTTGTTTAGTCATGTGCAGTCTAGGTTTTTAGAGATTACAGCAGATGAATGGGACATCGCCGTCATGTTGCCTGTAGAGTCGTTTGCTAAAGCAAGTAAAAACAAAGTATGGTCAGAATCAGAGGATAAATTTTAATGTCGTTTTCACCTAATCTATTTCTATCAAATATAAACGGTAAAGGCGGTCCAGCCAAACCATCACGATTTGAAGTGATATTACCCATACCACCTTATATTGGACAAGCGGTAGGTAACTCAGTTATCGAGAAAATATTGAATTTTCCTAATTCTATTTTTTCAGATGTTTCGGATGCTATTAATTCTGCATTAGGAACACAAGATCAAGATGGACCAATGAAGTCGGCTAACCCATCGATATCACGATACTTAGCGTTACAATGTGAAGCAGCAGAATTGCCAGGTCGTACATTAGAAACAGCCGATGCAAGAATATATGGACCAAGTTATAAGATTCCATATCGTATGCAATACACAGATACAACACTGACGTTTATCTGTACAAATGATTTTTACGAGCGCAAATTGTTTGATCGTTGGATGGAAGCAATTATACCGTCTGATACAAACAACGCTCGTTTTCCAAAAAGCGAAGCATCAAGATACATGACAAATATTCGTATTATACAATATGATGATGTGGTTCGTCAGATATTTGCGGTAGATTTAGTTGATGCTTTTCCAATTGGAATTTCTCCACAAACACTAAGCTGGCAAGATGATGGGTTTCATCGTTTGTCAATACAGTTTGCTTATCAACGTTATCGACCAATTTATGAAGGTAATTGGGATGTTGGTCAAACACTAACAACGCTTGGAGCAACTGGATTAGGTGTGCTTGGAAGAAGTATATTTTAATTACTTGAGAGGAAACTATGTTACCAAAACTTGATGTGCCTATTTACAATGTTAAATTGATTTCAACAGGACAGGATGTTAGAATTCGTCCATTCTTAGTCAAAGAACAAAAGTTGTTTTTAATGGCAGCCGAATCAGAAGATTCAAAAGAAACGATCACAACAATTAAGCAAGTTTTAAAAAACTGTATCTTGGATGAGATAGATGTTGATAGTTTGCCAACATTTGATCTTGAATATCTGTTTATGAATCTTCGTGCAAGATCGGTAGAAGAAGTCGTTAACCTAAAATATAAATGCAACAATTCAATAAAAAACGATAAGGGTGAAGATACCGTTTGTAACGGCTCCGTTGAGTTTGATGTAAACCTATTACAAATAGAACCAACAAAACACACCGAGCATGAATCTAAGTTTATGTTGAATGATAAAATCGGCATCAGTCTAAAATATCCAACGTTTGAGATGGTTCAGAAGTATGAACAGATGGATGAAAATGATATCATGGTCAATATTCTTATTGACTGTATCGATTTCTTATATGATGATGAACAAATTTATTATGCCAAAGATACCTCACGTAAAGAACTTGAAGACTTCGTGGATTCTATGCAGCAAAAAGATTTAGAAAAAATTCGTGTGTTTTTTGACACAATGCCTGAGATTAAAAAAGATGTTCACTTTCATTGCCCTAAATGTGGCTATGAGGAAGAAATGGTCATCAAAGGCTTACAAAATTTTTTCGCTTAATATTTCGTCATGATACACTAGGTAATTACTATCAGACAAACTTTGCAATGATGCAGCATCACAAATATAGTTTGACTGAACTTGAAGATATGATACCTTGGGAAAGAAACATATACATTAGTCTTTTGATTAAGTATCTGGAAGAAGAAAAAGAACGTATTAATGCACAAAAACAGGCTAGGAAGTAATGGCAGATAAAAATTTAGAAGAACTGGCTAAGAAGTTAGGGTACGAAAATTTTCGTATGATGAAAGAGTCTCTTGGTAACAAAGGGGCTAGTTTTTCATTTGGTTCGTTATTTCAGAAAAAAAAGGATGAGAAGTCTCCAACTAAAGCTGGCGGTGAGACTGAAGGTTCAATCAGCGCAGATGTTATACCTTTTCTAAACATCATTGCGAAAAACTCTCTTGCTCTGCCTGGTATGGCAAGAGATATGAATGTGTTGCGTCAAAATATTGTCAAGCTAGTCAAGTTTAAAAACGCCGAAGCGATTACCAAAGCGGATAAGTTTTTTAAAACCGAAGACAAACGAGAAGCAGAACTTGAAGAAGCCCGTAAGAAAGAAACTGCTCCAAAGCAGGTAGACAAAGAAGGTAAACCTAAAAAAGAAAAAGAAGACACTGGTGGTGAAGAAGGTGTTGTTGGTTATCTTTGGGATTTATTGAAAAAGGTATTAGCAACTCTCTTTTTAGGTTTGGCCTTAGCATTTTCTTCCGCATTTGATTTGGGTAAGATTATAAGTGGTATTGCAGAGAAATTAAATCCATTGCCATTAATTGAAGACCTATTCAAATCTATTGAAGAAGGCTGGAAAGCAATTACCGAAACGGATATCGTTAAAGAGACGCTGATTAAAGGTGTTGGTAAATTTTTAGATTTTATTACTGCTGGATTATTTGGTGAAAAAGAACTACGCAAATCATTAGATGATTTATCAGAATATATTTCTCCAATGATTGATGTTATTGGTGAAACATTTCAAAAAATTGTAGGATGGTTAAAAGATAATATTGGGTGGGACCCATTTACGATTCCATTATCTAAGATTAATGATCTTCCTATTGTCGGTGACTTATTAAAGAAAATTGGTTGGGGGTTTTCTGATGTTCAGGTACCTGGATTTAGACCATTTAAGAAAACTGCGGATGAAGTTGCTCCAGCACCAACTGGTGGTGCGACACCAATTGCTCCACCTAAAGAAGATTTAGGTAAAGCAAAAACTGCACAAGGAGAAATTGTCACCGATCAGCAAGGTGTTGTTGTGTCTGGTGGTATGGCAACAAGCCCAACTCCCGATAAAGGAGCAAAAGGTTCCGCATCAAAAGAATCTTTAGCAACCAAAGCGGAAACAAGTAAAGAATCTGCTGTAGAATTTTTAAGAAAAAAAGTTGGTGTACAAGTTGACCCAAAATCGCCAACGGGTTTTTCAAGAGTAAAAACAAATTATCCAGTTTCAGTAGAAGCCGTTCGGCAAGATATTGCGGACGAAGGGGGCAATCCTGATAAAATTCTAGCAGCACTGAAAGCAGCAGCAACACCTACAGCAGTTGCTCCAACTACACAAACAGCAACACCTCCTGCGGCAACTGCTGGAGGTGGAACACCACCGGCATCTTCAATAAGTGCAGCCGCTTCACCTTCAGCAGAAACAGCAGCAACACCAAAAACTTCTGGAGCATCACTATCACAAGCATCATCTGATGTTGCTGAAGGACAGAGAATGGATGCGGCTGCTGATGCTGGTATTGTTGTTGATGCTGGTACCGTCAATAATAATATGGGTACGACCAGTAACAAATCAAAACAAACAGCCGATGCATTTAATACTAGTTTTATTGATAGTTATTATTCAAATAGAACGGCTGCTGCTTAACTATGCTATCTGATCTTCTTGGTCTTACAATAGACAAGGGTGATCTTAATAAATCATCACCATCTCCTGTAGTCAGCACCCTAAAAAAGACAGCGATTAATTATCTTGCCATTGGTAAAATGGCAAACGACCTCAAACTCATTCGTTTAAATTTTTCACGTTGGTTGGCCATAGAGGGTATCAAAGTTAAAGGTACTCCAGATGCACACTTTTTGAAAGATGACGAGCGTTCTAAAAAATTCAATGTTCTTCGTGAAAAATATCTAGGTTCAAAAATATCCAAAGCATCACAAGATGGAACCCATAGTAATAAAGGTTGGGTAAAATCGTTGATGGAAAAATATATCAATTATAGAGTAGAAAGACCGTTAGAACGAAAACTTGCCGCAGCAGCATTGAAGAAGTTGAAAAAACTTACGTGGATTCGTAAGTTTATGAAATTCAAAAGAAAACTATTATCAAGTCTAAAAAGTATAATGGGTAAACTGAACGTCAAAAAGATGTTCATGGATTGGTTTAGAAAAAACGCCAGTAAAATTATAAAACCTGTAGTTAAAGTATTTTCGAATGCATTAAAACGATTTTTCACAAAAGGTTTACAAAAATTGGCCGTTAGATTTGGCACTGCGTTTGCCGCTTCCGTAGCGTTTTCTGGTCCATTTGCAGCATTGATTGCGGCCGCAGTAACAGTCGTATTAATGGTCTGGGACCCACTAAAAGACGCATGGGCGGAGTATCAAAAAGGTGGAGATTTTTTTAAAACTTTTATTGTTGGTCTGATGGATGAATTCAGCTTTGGTATATTGGGTAAAGAAAATTCGTCTGATATCTATGATTTTTTTGGTAAATGGTATAATAATTTCTTTAAGTTTTCTTTGAATGTAATAGACAAATCAATCCAATTTATTGAAGAAAAAATTAGTAAATTTGCCATCTTTATATACAAAAAAGTTACCTCTTTATTTACTAACGAATCTACTCCATCAGATTTTAAATCTTCATTCGAGCAAATGAATGCCAAAAGAATGGAAGAAGAAGCAAAACAACGTGAGAAATATGCTGAGTATTTTCAACAAATGGACGAAAAAATCGAACAGAAAAAAATTCATATTCGTCAACTTGAAATAGAAATAGCCACACTCGAATATGATATTAAGTCAATGGCTGAGGGTCCCGAAAAAGCTAATTTAGAGGCAGCAAAAGTCGAAAAGGCAAAACAGGAAAAAGAAAAGACTGAACTTGAAGCGGAAACAAAACGAACAAGAGAAGGTGGAAGTATTCCCGTTGAGCAGAAAACCACACCACCAAAAGCTGAACCGAAAATAACTAAACCCGCAACCGCACCAGCAGTAACACCAGCGCCTGCGGTTGCACCGGTAGCGGCAACTCCATCTCCAACAAGTGGTAAGTATGAAAACATCAAACAAATGGTTATTGCAAATGAGGGATGGAAAAATAAACCATACAAAGATTCTCGTGGATTATGGACTGTTGGTGTTGGGCATTTGATTGGTGATGGTAAAAAATTACCTAAAGAATATGACAGAGAATTCAGTAATCAAGAAATTCGTATATTGTTTGAAAAAGATTTTGCCGAACATTTGAAACTAGCAGAAAAAGCACCTGGTTGGGACAAGGCTAATGAAGCTGGTAAAGCTGGATTGGTTGATTTGACATATAACATGGGTGGCTATTGGTATACGAAATTTAAAAAGGCGGCAGCACTATTAGGTGAAGGAAACTTTAAAGGTGCCGCAGATGAATTTAGAAATAGTGCTTGGTATAAACAAGTCAAGAGTCGTGGTCCAATAACATTAAGTTTGATTCGTGCTGGTGCTGCTAGTGACAAAGAAGGTTCGGCAGCACTTGCTTCAGTAACAGGCTCAACTAAAGTTGCTGCCGCCGGTAAATTTTTACAAGATGAATCTACGCAAGTTGCTCAAGCACAAAGAGAACAATTGAAGCCTAAAGATGCTAATGTAGTGAATGTAGCTAGGGTTAATAACAATAAAAAAGTAGACACTCAAACTGCTTCATTGGAAAAACCAAAAACTGATCCAGGAACAGCGATGGCAAATAGAGTAACGGCATAATGTTAGAAAAATTATTTAACAAAAAAAATCCTGATAGTAAGGTACAAAAAGACAGAGACACAAAAGATGCAGTGTCTTCGTTGCGTATCATCGCCAAGAATACTTTACTGTTTCCAACAATCGCTAAAGAACTTAAAGCATTAAACAATGCATTTGGTAACTATGTAAAATTACACAATATTGAACCGGCAACTGGAAGTCAGATTTCGGATATTACGAAATCTCTATCAGAATCTAAAGAAATAAAAGTAGCAACCATCAAAGTTAAAAAATATGGAAAAGAAAAGAAACGAACTTTTCTGGCTGGCATACTAGATTTCTTTGTAAAAGTATTACAAGGTCTATTCATTACCACGTTGCTTTCTGTTGGATATGTAATTTATAAAATTACGGAAATCATTTCGCCTTATATTGAGAAAATTACCAACATAATATCTGAAGGAATTTCTTACATAGCCGACGGTGTAACCACCTTTTTCAAAGATGTGGATTGGTTAGATTTATTCAAAACAGCATTCAAAAAATATTTAAACTTCATCAGTTTTGGTTTGATTAGTGAAAAGCAAGTTGATAGTGCGCTTGGACAAGTAGGTTCGGTTTATAAAGAAATTGTAAAAGGTATTGGCGGCTTTATTAAAAGTGCTGTAGAATGGTTGGCGCCTAAGTTGCAAGTTATTGGAAGATATGTTGCAAAAGATATTCTTGGTGTTGATGTTGATAAACTTATTGAAAGACGCAGTGTAAATGAGCAGTTAGTTAAACGTTCCGAAGAATTAAAAAAGCAATATGATGACTTAGATAAACAAGACAAAGACCTGTCGGATAAAAGAAATAAACTTTTCGAAGAAAAATCTAAGTTATTGAAAGCCGAAGAAGACAAAAAAGAAGCAGAAAGAAAAAAGAAAGTTGCAGAAGCGGCTGAAAAAGAAAAGAAAAAACCTTTTCTTAGTAGAGTATTTGGTAAAAAAGAAGAAGTAAAAGAGGAGCCAAAGAAAGAAGAGGCACCAACTCCTGTACCTAAAAAAGAAGAAGTAAAACCTAAAGTAGATGTAAGACAAGTACCCGCATCAGATGGTACGAAAGCACCTATACCAGAACCACCAGAGAAAAAACCTACAGCAGAAAAGAGAAAAGAAAAAGACGAAAAAGAAGGTTCTGGTGATACAGGAATGAAATATTCGGATGGTTCGAATGTAGTCAAAATCATTTCAAAATATGGTATGCGTCAATTGCCCGATGAAAAGCAACCTAGATTGCATGGTGGTATTGATTATCAAGCTGCATATGCTACACCAATTACTTTTATAGGTTCCGCCGCTAAAGTTGTTGATGCATCTGCACACAATGGATATGGTCGTGTTGTTGATATCATTACGAATGGTGAATTGTTACGCTTTGCACACCTGAGCAAAATGCTTGTTAAGTCTGGTGACAAGATTGAGAAGGGGCAAACGATTGGACTTGTTGGAGGAAGTAGTAAAAAGGATGGTAGAATAATCGAAGATGCTTATGGCGCACATTTACACTTTGAACATCGCAGTAAACTTTCTTATGACGGTAAAGATACTTTTGATCCTGTGAAAACTGGTGCTACCAGAATGATTAGTTTTGGTGATAAAATTGCTGCAACAGATTATTCAATAAGTGAAAAGTATGCAAACTACAAAGGTGATTATGGTCAAGGTTTGGATGCAGAATCATCTAAACTTGCGTTAGCTTATCGTGAACAATCAAAACCACAGAATCCAACTTATATTGCTGCTCGTAGCACAAACAATAACGTCACCGAAACACGCAAAGTATAAAAAATGCCACCCGAAGATGGCATCCGCAGTTGACTAAGATAAAGGAGGTTTTAATCGTCTGCTAGGGACTTGAAATAATCTAATTCTTCATCGTGTTCATCCAAATTAGGTGCTGCTTTAGCTGGACTCAATACTGTATCTTCAGCCTTTGTCTTTACTGGTGCAACACCATCTAGACCAAAAACTTTATCAAGTCGTGCTTTCAACACATCATATGGCTTGAAGTGTTTAGGATCAAGAAACTCTTTGAGTGAGTGTTCTTTCTTCCACAGTGCTTCGAGTTTAGCATCATCACCATCAAGCAGTGCTGAAACAGAATCAAACTCAGACTTATCATAATTGCGATAGCCTTCAACTTGACGAATCTTGATTTTGAAGTTAGCACCTTCCCAAAAGTCAAAAGGATTCAACGGTGTCTCATCAGCAAATTCAGGATTCATTGCTTCAGAGATTTTGTCGAAGATTTTCTTACCAAACTTATACAGTTTGATTTGCCCTTCATTCTCTGGGTGCTTAGGATCAGAAACGATAAGAACATTTGAAATGTAAGTCAAACGGCGTTTCTGTTTACGTGCGATTTCTTTGTTTGCTTCAATACCAGAGTTCCACAACACAGAGTTGTATTCTGATACTGGGTCTTTTTGATTCAACGTAGTCAAAGAGTTTTCAATATACCAGCCGCCTGGTCCTTGAAAGCCATGATTGAATACACGAACCCATGGAAGTGCATCATCACCATCTACCGCTGGTCCAGGTAGAAAACGAATGATTGCCATACCATTACCTGCTTTGTCTACCTCTGGCTGCCAAAAGCGGTCATCTTCTTTTGAACCTGCTTCTGTAGTTTGTGTGGTCGATTCGATTGCTTTAGTGAGCTTGTCGAATGAATTGCGGTTGCGTTTTAGTGAAGAAAAGTCAGACATGTATTACCTCGTATAGTTAAGTGTTTGTTGTATGTGCATCTTGTCCACATGATTCATTATATACATTTATATATGTGTCGTCAAGAATAGACTTGATTATTTTTATCGTTTTATCCGTATCGGTGTGAAGTATGCCTATGCCACCAGCCATATTAAAATCATCGATAACATCTTCGGTATCGTCAATCAAAATAATATCAGGTTTAGCGTAGGTAGCCTTCAACTTACGTCCAGGTACGATATTGGCTGGAAAATCAATATAATGTTTTTTCAACCAAACCTTTTTTTGCTTCTTTACATCTTCATGATGAAGTCTACCACCAGATGATGATAGAATCTCAATTGGTATATCTAATGACAGAACGTATTGCAGTAGTTCTTTACCACCAGGATGCCAATCTAAAAGTTCAAAGTTTTTATCTTCTACAAACTTATTCCATTCAAGGCTAACTTTTTCTCCATGTGCCCTAGCACTCGGAAGGTCAACATTGAATACTTCATAATATCGTTTATAGAAGTCGCAAAGAACTCCATCCATATCAAGATATATCTTCTGTATTTTCATGTAGTTCTTTCTTCAGTATAAGTTTATACTTTGTCGGGTCAAATTGTATAAACGGTGTGTACTTCTTTATCTTTAAACTTGTTGCTGGATAGTGAATTGTATCAGTAATCTTTTTATCCCACATTGGCAAGAAACCTAGTATTGAGTTTAGGATGCATACAGTCTCAATCGATACTTCACCATATAGCAACAGACGCAGCAGTTGAGGATATCCTCCATCGTGTACTATTAATGATTCATTTGGGTTCTCATGACTCATTATTGATGCAATTTCGTTTGTGAACGTATACGATAACGATTGAATCACTTTCTGTCTTGCACGATAGTGAACATCAGAATCATCGGTCAGTAGATGTCCAATCCATACATCAGAACGATGCAGAAAATTAGCAACAAGAAAATCTCTAGCCTGTTCAACATTAGAAAATCTCCGACTCAATTTATAATAAAACCATTTATCTTTCTTGTTCTCAAACGCATCTATACTAGTTCTTGATTTACCACCATATTTAAAGTAGTCATAAGATTCTTGTGTAAAATGCAGTTTGAGAGAAGAGTATAAACAGAAGGCTTCATATCCAGTCATCATATAGGTAAACGATTACTTTTAGTTTTCAACATATTCAATCTCTCAGCTTGTTCATGTATCTTAGACTTCAGGTTTGGAGTGATAAGTGTTGCTGCTACTTCCATCTCCAAACCTGTGTCTTTGCAATGCTCAACAATAGCTTCAAGATAAGTGTAATCTGTGTTTGCAACTAAAGATTCGATCTCTAGTGTAAACTTCATCATCTCATCTTTTGTTGGCATTATGCTCGATAGTCCTTCGAACGTGGTGACCAATCATTTTCTTCTTGTTTGAAACTCAACTCTGCGCTACCCATTGTTCCTGGCGCATCAATTCGCCATGATTTGATTTGCTCTTGTGTAATCGGTGCCATTGTTGGATACTGATTAAAAGAACTCAAATCAACAGTTTTTATTGCCGACAAATCAAGTGAAGTGATTGTAGGTAATGGTTGTGATGTCAAACCGCCAAATGGCCATCCGTTGTTAGGCAAATGATCCATTGAGAACTTATCTCTTGGATGTTGAAAATTCTGCACGGCTGCTTCTCTATATGCCCGATTCTGTTCCTCTAAAGGATTATCTTCCCATTCGTCTTCTTCATGAAATAACTCACCAATCTGACCTTCAACGTCATGACCAGTTGCAATCAGAAAGTTTCGAAACTCATTAAAGATTGTATCCAAATCGTAATCAGGTTCAGCACCAAATGATACTGTTACATGTTTACCTTCATTGTCACTAAAACTAAAATTATAATGACTACGTTCTTCGTTGTGATATCCGCCAAGTTTATTCATACTATATCTCCTAATAATTAAAATTTACGACCACTTGCAACAGCGTGTGCTACACAAGTAATATCGTCACTACGTGCATATGAACAACGCACTGCCAATGGATCAATTCCTTTAGCGATTGCGCTTTCAATATTTGATGCCATAAGTTTACGTTCATTCATTTCGTAAATACCTACGGCAGTAACAATTGAGAGTAGAACTATCGCAATTGATATTACAATTAAATCGTTCGATCTCTTTTGTTTCACTTCTTCCATAATCACCTTCTCCTTTTTGCTTGATAAAATCATGTGTTCTTTTTAATCCTATTGTAGAAAATGTGTCTGCCAATGTAAGCAGTTCTTCTCATATTATTCCAAGTAGGTTTCACATAGTCTGCATGAAAGAATAATGCACCTTTTGTTGGATCATCAAATTCATCACTAAAAAGATAGAATCTCAATGCTAACTCAGTAATATCATTATATAATGGATTGTTACTTAATGTCAAGAGTCTTTTACGTGCTGCTGCTTCACAATACCATGAAAACTGGCAAACGTTATTGACTTTTTGTTTTACCACTTCACAATAAGTGGTTGGATACTTACCACTCAATACTCTATTGTGTGTAACAAATGCTACGCCAAGTTGTCCTTGTCTAGGTTCTTGCCCCGCTTCAAAGAACATATTTTGTGCAAGGCATTCAACTTCTTGCCTTGCTTCTTTTGATAAATCTTGCAGTTCAACATTCATTTTAGTCGGTACAACAATCTGTGCCATTGATTGACTAAAGAATAAAATTAAACTTGCGAATACAGCACCTAGTGCTAGTGTTAGAAAACGCATTATTTCTCCTTGTTAGTTAGAGAGGTACCGAAGTACCTCTGGTCCCAATCAGGTAGATGATTTTGATTTTGGTTTATCTACTGAAATATTTGAAACGAATCCGTTCAAGGACTGTGCCTTGGCTATGATATCGTTTTCTGAGGGATATGATGGAAAGGCTGGATGTTCAGGTATTACTTGTCCATTTAGTTTAGCGGACTCTACCTTTACGTGCCATTCATTGGTTAGGCGATCTTTGTTGGAGTAGTATTCCTCCATCAAAAGGTCTTTCGCCATTTTTAGAAGTTCAAGACGAATCTCAAACGGTGTTAGATTACTCATAATTTCTCCTGTGTGTGTAATACTGGCGATTGTGTGTGATGCCAGTATCTTTATTTAGTTAATTTAATCCCAGAGACCTTGGTAATACTTGCCAAACAAGCGGAATCCATTCTGCATACGTTCAGTTTCTTCCCAAGTTGCTGACCAATCAGTATCGTTTGCTTTCCTTTCAAATGCATAAATCATTTCATTCATTACCCAATCCCATCGAGCATGAACATCATTTATACCTTCTCTTACTTTATCTTCTTCATAAAAATCAAAGGTAAATTGAGGTTCCCAATCTTCGGTAGTTGTACCACGAAGGTGTTCCGGCACATCTTCCATTTCTACGAATGGTGAACCGTGTTTTGTTTCCTTCAACTGCTTTAACATAGGTAGAATGATATCTGCTAATGTGTCATCCATTGACCATGTATCATACCGATCAATCTTCACATAACTGATTCGTGGATGCACAAAGTCAAGAAAATCATGCCATGCTACACAGATTGGATTTAGACGATTAGACCACTTCTCTATAATCGGTTCATTATAATCAATCTCACGCCAAAAGAAAACTTTCTCCAAAATAGTGTAAGGAGAAATCCAATGATTACGGTAATTTGATTTATAGATTTTCATAATGTATAAAATTTGGTGGGAGTGATTGGTTAATAAGGACACTCCCTAAACCCCAAGTGAGTTACGCTGCTAGGCGATCCTCACCATAAAATGCGTCATTTGCATTTGTAGTTTTGCTTGATTTACGGTCATCGCCTACCGTGTTGCCGTCTCCACTATCTCACGCTGTCGAAACCTGGTCATCCCCATCAAAAACATACTACACAATATGCTTTTGGTGGAGATGGAGGGAATCGAACCCTCGTCCAACATGCCTTCGCTTTGAAGGGATTACAACAATTCTATCTTATGTAATTGCCAGTGACAACCACATAAATGAACAAACACCAACCAAATCGAAGTGCTATATCAAACCAGCGTTCGAAATGATCGAGTGGTGTTTTAGGTTCTTTTTTATCATCACTCATTTTAATTTTCTTTCCAATTCACTCAATCGATTCATACCAGTTTGTTTAAGCTGATGTTCGTATTCGTGTAGTGGTGGAACTGGATTATCTTTAACATGAATACCTATTTTTTTAAATTCTTCGTAGAATTCTTTTCGCCTCTGATCATACCAACCAATAACTGCGGTAAATCCTTTTGTAGGATTCATAGCTACGTTTTCACGATAGTATTGTTGATAACGACTAATATACTTATTTAAATCAGATTCGTATATAGACGAAACATTTGTACTCTTCAATTCAGCAATTAAATTTTCAATTGTATCCATAGTATAACTCACTTTTTAATCGTGGGAAGTAAAGGAATGCCCAGACTTTTTCATTCCAGTTCTGCCTCTTCCTTTTTGTCTTTCTTCTTCTGTTTCTGCATCGGGATTTACTTTAACATTATAATGTAATTTTCCTTTATGTTCAACTTCACCTTTTTTCGGTGAATTGTTGAGGTGATGCCAATTAGATTCTTGAGTTTTATGGTGAACAGATAAAATAGATTCTTGCTTATGTTTATTACCGATATGACTTAAAGCATGTACCATTTTTTTATGTCCTTCTTCACCTTCATCTTTTGCATGAACTAGGTATGAACCTTCACGACTTACTTTTTCATGCCCCTCATCACTCTTATACTGATATTCACCTCTGTGTGGTCCAGACCAACCACCAATATGTCCTGATTTACGTGCATGTTCCAAATCCTTCTTTATTTCAGCATGAGCGTGATGCAGTTTTTCTGGTGTGTCTGTATGAGCGCCTTCTGGTGAAATTGCACCGATACTACGACCATGCGATATGTGTTTATTTACTTTCTGCTGAAGTGGATTACCTTCAACAATGTACTGTTTTAATGATAGCATAAAAAGCCTCCTGTTTTAGGCATATTTATCTATATATTGCATCAACGATTTTCGGTAATCGTGAATCTGACGTTCAAATACCTGTGGCGGTCCTTCTTCAGTAGCAATCAATACTACTATATCATCAATCCACATGCCTGTCAACTCTGCGAACATCAACGCATATGCGGTACATTGCATGAAGTAGTTCTGAATGTATTCTTCGTCCTTTTGTTTGGTAGAAGTCTTAAAGTCAATTACCGACAGCTTACCATTCCAATATCCAATTAAATCCACTCGACCAGCAATTCGTAACTTATGGGAATATAATGCTTGTTCTTGCGAATAGACATCACCAAGATTTTCATCGATGATTGGTTTGATTTTGAAAAACAATTCTTTCAAGTCGGGCATCAACATCTGCAACTTGAAGTCAGTAGTTTCATTGTTGATATAATCTTCACAGATTTTATGAACTTTAGTACCACGGCGTGATGCTTTACCTGATATCTCATTTGCTTTTTCTTCACCCACATTTTGTCGCCATTCCATGATAGCTTGTTTATTGTGGTGTGAAAGCACCGTAGTGATAGACTTATACTTTTCTCCTGTGGGAGTAGCATAAAGTCTACCACTGTCGGTTGTTACTGCTTCCAAATCGAAGTCCAAAGACGGCAACTTCACATGATTAAATATTCGCATTATGTCTTTTCTGTAATATCCTCAAACTTCAGTTTTGCTAAAATATAATCTTTGACTAAACTTGAACGGACGATATCATCTGGTGTAAATTCAATTCTGGTAAATGCACCCATGTGGTATGCAATATCAAAGAATTTCAATAAACCAGAAACATCATTTTTCTTCTTGTTCAAATCAGTCTGCCTGTAATCACCACACCAGATAATCTTAGATTGATTACCTACCCTAGTCATTACAGTATCAATTTCTTCGAAGGTCATATTCTGCATTTCATCAACAATAATAATGGCATTGTCAAACGACATACCACGAATGAATGATGTTGAAATGAATTCAATATGACCTTGTTCTTCTAATCTATCCCACGCATCTTTGCGACCAAAAAGTGTTTCGCAAATCTGACGATATGGTTGCTGATAGATTTCCATCTTCTCATCTACACTTCCTGGCAGATGTCCTATTTCCCTCGATTGAACTGCGGAGCGTACAACTATAATTTTTTCAAACGTATTACCTTTATCTAATACTTCTTCAATTGCTTTGTATAGTGCTGAGAACGTTTTTCCTGTTCCCGCAACACCATGTAGTGCTATAAAGTAATCTCCTTGTTTGTATGCTTGAAAAAATTTATTTTGGTTTTCAGTTAGTGGTTGGAATGTTTTCATATCATCTAATCTTAGTCTTAATCGATTAGTTGGTTTTGAAAAATCCAACGCTTCATCACTACTGTAAACTTGTTTTAGCGCCGCTCTTCTTGCCATAAATGCTCCTTATACGACAGCAGGTTAGCATTATATAATACCCCTCAAATTTTTCCGATATGTTTATTAACTAAATTTTGTGTTTTGATTTCTTTCATAGACCGACGACCGTGTGCATTTGCAACGGCAGACTGTTTATGATTCTCGGTTACTTTAGCTAGAACTTCTTTGAAACCATCTGGTACTTTACCAGTAATTGATACACCAGAAACCGTCGATGTGGCTCCTAGTATTTGTTGAATGTGCGGATTATCTTTGAGATATTGTTCACGTGCAGACATGCTCATGAACGACTCAAATTCTTCACCAGTTTTAGTATTTAAAAAATCATATGTTGGCATAATTTTATTTAGTATTGTACCATGTTGGAACTTCACGTTTTTTCCAGTTGGCTAAGTGTGTCTTATTCTGTATATAGTAGTTTCGATAAGACGCCAACGAATCTAAGACATAACGATCAGTATGAACTTCACGCAGCACTTTAACATCTTCAGGCATAGCAGGTGTTGGTTCAGTAAATGTACCATGAGGTATGTTTATAGGGAACTGATTTTTCAACGCCTGCATCAGCCCATCACGTTCGACTTTATGAACTTTATCATAACGATAGGTATATTCTTTGCAGCATTCTTCCAGTAGTTCAGCCAACCACATATAGTTTGCATCTGATTGCCTTACCCATATTGCGCTCGGATGATTAGCGTGAGTAGCAGAGTACAAAGTGGTATCACGGTTATCGGCAAGAACATATACAGTTTTCTTGCGACCAGAAGCACTGACGCCAGTAGATAGAACACCGTCAAGAATACGGTGAGCAGTAGATAGAAGTTGGGCATATTCTAAGATCATTTTGACCACGTGTTTGTCGTTGTGCATTTCTGCACATTTGCGAACATCGTGGTCGAGGTAGAAAATATTCATATTAGAAGCAGAGAAGTTTGCATTCGGAATTTTTTGCTTTTTGCTGCATACTGATCATTTGTAAATCTTTTAAGTGTTGAAATTTCAACTCTTGTTCACGTTTTTCCATTTCACGTTCCATCTTAACCATCTGGTCTTGTTGCATACGAATAAACTCTGCATCAGACAAGTTTGATTTGTTGGGATTGTTTGTAGCTGCACAAGCCGTCAACAATAACGGCAAAGCAGCAACTAAGATTTTAATATTCATTTCTGATCCTCATCAGGTGTAATTTTATTCATCACATAAACAAAGGCAATAAATTCAACAGCACCCCTTGCACCAATCATTGCAAGAATTGCCATGATTACTACCAGCATATAAAATTTTTGTCGTTCAGTAAATAACGCACTGTAAAAATGTGCAGAGTCAATCGCCTTGAGTGAACGATCCTCAAGTGCTGACCACTTCTTTGAAACCCAACTTGTAAATTTCGACATAATCACCTTAGAAAGAAAATGGGGCACGTGTCTGTCTCCCGACAGTCATTGTTGTTTAATGAAATATAGGCGTAGAACGGCCATCACCCCGAAAACTTTTATCATTCAGTGATTTCGACAACCTCATCAGTAACAGGTGTTTCAACCTTAGCTTGTTTAGCCTTCTTAGCAGGCTTGGCTTTCAGACCAGAAAGTGATTTTACTTTAGGGGCTGCAAATTTTGATGCTGAAGGTTTGATATTACCTGAACCTGGAACAAAGTCGCCAATACCAACTTTAGCCAGATAGGCTTTGACAACTGCGGGATTGGTGATCTGATAGCCTGTGACGGCACGACCATCCTTGATTACTCGAACGATACCCTCAGTTTTGGTCTTAATATCCCAGATATAGGTAGAAAGACGATAGACATGAATATCGTTGCTCAGACTAGCTTCGATTTCATCTTTGGTTACAACGTTGCCATCTTGCAACAGAGCAAGAAGTTTTACGTAAGGTGCATGTGCGCCTGTTTTAGTTCGTGCCATAATATAAACTCCAAATTAACAATAGAAATAATAGTGTATCATGATTGGTGCCATTTGTCAAGCGGATCATAATACTTCGTTTTTACGACCGAAACTTGCAGGGTTCATACCTTCGGTAACATAGGTATAATTACCTTTATGTAATGGTGCCGTGCAAGATGCTACATGATCCACAATCTCACGGTCGTTTGAATCGAGCTTGTGGTAATCTTTCATAATGCCTGTTTTAGTCAATGCGCCCTTAACCGTGTCAGGAAGGCTCTCAGCACGTACAATATCACGTGGTACACGATACGTGAACACAGACTTTTTCTGAACCTTGACCTTTGTAGGTAAGACCTTGGCGCCAGAAGGTAACGGTATGGCATTGATAGAACGCTCAAAATCTTGATGTTCTTGCAATTGCTTTTTTGTTACTTTCTTCTTCTTTGATTTGTGGTATATGCGAATCATCATAGTATAGTTATGGTATCAAAAAGTGAGCCACTTGTCAAGCGGTTAAGCGGCAAGTTTATCTTTTACTTTTGTTATGTGTTTGCATTTGTTGTGATATTTGAAACCAATGCAGGGGCAAGAAAAATGCTTACCCGACAATGTTACAATATATTCATCGTTCTTGGAACCTTTAACCTTGAACTTGCGAACAGATGTTGTCGTACCGTTAAGTATTTTAATATCGATAACATTTGCTAGATTGATAACTGACACAGGAAAAACTTTGTTGTCAGTTTGTAAACAGAACTCGTTAGCTTCTAACCAACGATGTGGATTGATAACTACTCCTTCGAACGTCACGGGACCAGTATAATATTGACAATTTACGGAAACTGTCGAACCAACAGAAGGCAAATTTTTCATAGTATTACCATTATACGGCAATACTGGCTATTTGTCAAGCGTGTTGTATTTCTACAACATTAATTAAATGCAAATGTTCCGGTGCCTAAAAAATGATAGTGATGATATCCATTTTGATATGTGTATAATAATGGACCACCAGTTATACTTACAGAATTACTATAAAATTCATCAAATCGAACAATTATACTACCACCAGAACCTGCACCGCCAGCAGGACTTGCGCCACCACCAGGATTTGGAGGAGCACCACCCCCACCCGAACCGGTGTATTGAATAGCACTATTTGCTGGTTTTGCAGAACCTGGACCACCACCACCATCGCCGCCTGTGTGTGGATAAGCCGCTGGTATAGAAGATGCTGAACCACCATTCCCAGCCGGTTGATTACCATCTCGTTGAATTCCATTTCCCCCACCACAACCCATATTAAAACTTGTCCAAGGTCCAGCAGCAGGAGCAATAGCGGGATTTAAATAGCCATATCCAAAGCCACCCCAAAAATCGTGTATGGCTCTACCATCTGCACCATTTCTTCCTAAATCATATGGTTGACCAGGATTGGATTGACCATCTTGACCATTTCCACCAATACCACCTCCACCACCAGCAGCGCCTTGAGGAGGCTGACCACCATAACCACCTCTATTTCCTTGTCCTGGTGTTCCTGCTCCTGATCCAGAATTCGACGCAGGTTGATCTCTAGCACCACCTCCACCAGAACCACCAGAACCACCAATGTTAGCACCACCGGGTCCATCAGCACCATCGCCACCGCCATTGGCAGTAATGGTTGGTGTGCTTGGTCCAGTTATTTGTGAAGTACCACCAGGATTGCCACCCGCACCACCGCCACCAACAGTAAAAGTTAATGTAATACCTGATGCAACAGGATAACCAGAACCGACTACTAAACCACCGCCGCCGCCACCTCCGCCTCCACTATATCCACCCCCACCACCTCCAGCAAGTACGATATAATCAATTCCTGGAGGAGCAGTTTTGGGAATACCTCCGGTGCGATCAGCACCAAAGGATTTTATAGAGTTGGCGATTGAACTTCTAATTGGCATTATTGAACCGGTCCAAATGGAGCATTAATAGGACCCATACCTTGACCATTCGCTTGTCCATACGGTGTGTTAGAAGCGAAGACTGTATATTGATCGTTTCCTATTTTAATGATACTGAAATTATAAGCATCATATGTCATCGACTGTGCACCTGCTGATGTTGTATATTGCGGTTGTGCATTTCCAGCCCAATAAGCAGTTTGCAACACACCATCAATATAAACGTTTGCACGATATCGTGTCGAGCCTTGTTTAAATAACATGGCTGCGGAAATAGATTGACCAATACTAATTAAATCGTTTGCACGACCAGTTGTTCCTGTAGCGGGTCCGCTATTAGCAACTAAATTAAAAGTTACGTTCCCTGAAGAGTTTGCAAGGAAATGATATACAGTGCTATTTCCTATATGAACATTATAATTACCTTGAACCGAATAGCTGACAATATTAATTGTCTCAGCTACTCTAACAGTAGAGATTGAAAGATTTGGCGATAGAACAGAAGAAGTAACACCGCCACCGCCAAAGTGGTTAGCACTGATAGCGCCTAGACCGATGTTGTTACCGCTGACTGACTGAATTCCGAGATTGTTACCACTAACAGAATAGATTCCTAGTTTAGCTCCGTTGACCGCTAGGTTTGCCAAATCATCGGCAATAATTGTTCCGTCTTGTATGTTTCCCGAAGATACTTTTACTAATGGCATAATTAGTCTCCTATTTGCTTATTTATACAAACAGGAAAGGGAAACTAGCCTTTGAGAAGTTGTTGTGAACTGAATGCTGCTTCAGCACGTTCTTTCATATTAATGCTGCTCAATTCTTGATAAAGATTGTTCAAACGAGTTTTGTCGGAGTCTACTTGTTTTTCCAATTCTTCAATTTGACGCCTCAATTCGTCTTTATACGACATAATCTTTCTCCTGTTTCAGTAAGCGATACATGGATTTATCATGATGCTTTTGTTGTTTGTTGTGCTTAGGTTCGCTTTCTTGATGTTTGCGAAACTTAGTCTTTTCGGGTTTCTGAAACTTCTTGCCTCCAGACAACATATTTATTACTCTCCTAGAAAATGATATCTGCAAATCCGAGTTCTACCAATCCCTCTGCGGTTAACCAAACATCGCTCGGTTTCAATAGTTTGGTTGATACTTCCATTTCATTAAAATTACCGTTTCGTGCTAACTCTGCAACCATGCGATAATTGATTCTATCAATCTCTTCAGCATATGCTTTCATGTCATGGTACTTACCAGTATAGTCGGAATTGAATTGATGAATCATGATACTGGTGTTTTTAGCGATTGCTCGTTTACCTAATGTACCAGCAGCAAATATCATAAATGCAGAACTCATCAGATTACCCATGCCGAGAGTAGCGATAGGTACAGGAGAAGTACGCATTACATCTACCAAAGCAAATGCGTCGATTAGACTGCCCCCATCTGAATTAATATACAACCTCATTGGATGATCTGGTGATGGATTGTTTGAACCCATCATAATCCAACGAATCGCTTTCTCTACACTCTCACCGTTTATTTCACCAGTAAGAAAGTGGTTGTGATCGTCAAATGTTATTTCGTCTGTGTTTTTCATGCCAAGCGTATGCCGTTCTCAATATAGATTTTAAGTCGTGTTTAGGTTTGAATTTTAAATGTTTTTTAGCAAGGTCTGTGATAGCAACAAGTCGTGGTGGATCACCTTCACGCCGTTCTCCGAATCCGTAATTGATAGGTATTTTAAGTTCTTCAATAGCAGCATGAATTACTTCCAATACTGAATATCCTTTGCCTGTTCCTAGATTGAATAGAGTTGGTTGATTTGGCAGTCGTGTTTGCATATAGTCGGCAGCAGCGACATGAGCATCAGCAACATCAGATACATGTACGAAATCTCGAATGCATGTACCATCTGGTGTTCTATAACCCTTACCATTAATAATGAAATTATTTAGATTTTCGAACATCACTGGAATCAGATGCGTCTCTGGATTATGCATCTCACCCATTTCACCATCTGGATCAGCACCAGCAAGATTGAAGAACCTAAAAATAATATGGTTCATAGTTGAATTACGAATTGCACACTCCGCAGCATACTTGCTATTGGCATACGGATTGTTGTCATCTATTTGATCTTTTTCGGAGAGGTTCGTCCCAGAAGAACGATATAGACCGGCAGTAGAAGAATAAACAATATTCCTAACATTTTTTTCTCTCATTATATTAAGTAGGTTTGTTGTGCCACCCACATTCACATCCCAGAACAATTCTGGATTTTCTACAGATTCACCAACTTCAATTCGACCTGCTAGATGAAATACAACATCTATTGGATGTTCAGCAAATGCTATTTTTAAAATATTCGAACGAACATCGCCAATTATCGTATAATTCCAGTACAGCATATTGCGTGGTGATTTAATGTCAAAACAGATTGTAGTGTAACCTGCTTTCTTTAATGCTTTTGCTAAATGACTACCTAGATAACCTGCACCACCTGTTACCAATGCTGTTCTCATGCGTCTCTTTCAGAAAGAATAGGATTTTTAATTGGCCAAAAGAAATTGTGCATCGGATCATTCCACTTGATTGTGAACTGAGATTCACGGCCATAGTATTCACTTAACTTGTAACTGAACACTGCTTCGTCAGACATGACCAAATGACCATTACCAAACTTTGGTGGTATCAACAGTTGATATTTGTTGCGATCTGATAGTGTGATGTGGAACCAATTATTATATTGTTTCGAATCGGGATCACGATTGATGATGACCATATGAATAGTACCATACAGACACGACACAAGTTTTTTAGTTTTATTATCTCCGTGAATACCACGGAGAGTATGTTTGCGTGATGTGGAAATACTATCTACTACAAAATTGTTGAATATAACCTCATCACGAAATTTTGTTTCGTTGTATAGTTCAAAGTTTGTGCCACGATAATCTTCATAAACATCAGGCTTAACTAATCTCACACCATCAAGTGGTGTATTCTCAATTCTCATCTTAATTTCCTACGATTGTTATGCCTGGACCGACAAGATATTCTTGTTTATATTTTTCTTTCCATGGAAAACCATTTGGATACTGTTTAGCATTCTCAGCATTACCCACATCAAAGAATTCAGCAGTCACAGAGTTTTCATTACCATCTAAGCGATAGCACAATGAATATTCTTTTGAACAAGCGTAATTGGGAAAGTATGTTTTGAGTGCGGAGAAGAATTTGCGATCTTGTCCCCATTGCCCATACCATGCAGGACCAATTTTGTTGGCTACATCAAGTTTAACCATGAATGACGAAGTATCAATATGGAATTGTTCTTTGTTAAAATAAACTGGCCACTTACCTAGCGATTCGCAATTATCTTCACAAACGAATTCGCCATCTTTATCATAAATCTTTCTTAATGAGTATGCCCAATCAGCACCTTCTTTGATTTTTTGAACCAATGTCTCAACGTGATTAGGTTCCAGCCAATTATCTTCATCGAGGTAACATATAACATCAGCATCGACCAAATAAGAACATGCAGCATATACACGATGACCATACCAGCCTTTGCCGACATTCTGTTCAAGTAAGACTTGAGATACATCATAATCTTTGATAATTTCTTGGACTTTTTTATCATGCTCCGAACCATCAATAAAAATGTAATGTACTATGTTATCATACGTTTGTTGTTGAACACTTTGTACACACTTTTCCAGAATCTTTGCACCCACAGTTGGCGTTACGACTGCTACTTTCATGTTTCACCTTTTTCTTAAAAATTGTATCCCAGTTAGCATTAAACTTTTCCATCGGTATTTCTATGGGTCTTGGTTTTGATCCTTTACTCATTCCAGTCTTTCAGAATTTTTGACGACGAATTCTTTTTATCGAATCCGCCAATACCGTAAACAAATTCCCAACCCTCAACATTTACCTCTGCGTTATTTGATTCGATTCTGTCACCACCATTTGCGAATACAAATTCGTAATTCTCTGTTGTATCTTGCAAATAATATTCTCTCACTTTTTTAAGCAAATCACAGGCAGTATTATCAGGGTCATCGAATGTCCAAACAGTGTCTACCCATTGAATAGCACCAAGAACAATTTTACGTTCACCGAATGGCATGAATGGTTTACCTTTTTTGCGTGTTAACCATTCATCAGAATTTAAACCTGCAATTAAAATGTCACCTAGTTCTGAAGCATCACGCAACAAAGCAATGTGACCAGAATGTATGGGGTCAAACCCACCAGAAACGACAACGATTTTCATAAGTTAATATCAGGAAAGGCTTCTTTGACTAGGGCAGAAGTTAACCCTTTTACTTTAAACTTACCTTGAATCAATTGTGCAAAAATTGCCGACTCATCTTTGTGCAATGATTCTAAGATAACTTGTAATTGTTGAGTTGTTTTCTCGGCAGTATATCCTTGAGGTCGCATCGGATGATTTTTTATAAACCGATACATCTTAGGCATCTCTGTGTCGAGATATGCAAAGTTTAATCCAGCAGGTTCAACCGCTGGTCGATAAATGTGTGGAATAATAACATCCCATTCGACGTTAGGACTTAGTGCCAATTCTAAAAAGAATTTGAATCGAGTATCACCATTCTTACGAAGAATGTTGATTTTATCTTGCTTTGTTGGTGCGTTTGTAAATTCGTCTAGAATTTCGGAATACAATAGTTCAGAACTCATCCAGGACCTCAATTAAATTTTTAAGTTTGTTGGCAATCATATAATTCATAAACACCTGTCTAGTTTTGGCAGAGGTGCTTTCATATGTAGTCACGATTGTTTGCTGCAACGACTCTGGTATTTGCGTTAGGTCAATTAGCAGTTCATTTCGTTTGTAGTTACGGAGCATATCTTCATTGCAGAACTCTTCAGGTTTCTGATTGAGCCAGTTAATGATCTTTGCTTCGGTAATAGGTTTCTGACGACCACCTTCGGTGAAGACATTATCTTGCGATAGAATGTTAGGTATACCATCGCCCTTGTCACCACGAATAATCATCTGCTTTAGTTGTATAGCAGGCAAAGGTTCTTTAATGAACTTTTTCAGAATAGGTGAAAACTGTTCGACGTTGGTGAACTTCTGCAACTGTGCAAAGTCTTTATCTGACGAAAGTATCATTACCTTTTCATGTGCTGATTGGCGCATAGACAACACTGCAATTATATCATCTGCTTCAGCAGTGTCAACATCAATCACTTTATATGGTGAATATAATTTCAACTCTTCTTTGATTTTATGTAGGCACTCAAAGATAGAATTCCAGTCGTGACCAGATGCATCACGATTTTTCTTGCGTGATGCTTTATATTGTGGAAAAAAATCACGGCGCCAGTAGTTGCGGTTATCACAAGCGATCACAACTTCGGGTCCATGTGTAGCTTTGAATTTCTTCACGTATGTACGAATCACATTTAAAATCATGTGACGTACCAGATTCTCTTCCACAGGTTTCTTGGAAGAGCCGATTTGTTCCATCAGTGATGAAATTGCTACTTGATTAAAATCAAAAATTATCATTTTACTGTTCTCAATAGAATTGTATCAGCATTAATTCGTCCTGTCAACTTATTTTCAGCAGCACGAATATCATTTAATATATTACGTAATGCAACTTTGCCTGCATTAAGCACATCATTCATTCTTGTTGTTGTCGGTACACGAATCGTTTTGCAGATTGATTTGCTTTCCGCAAAATTTTGTATCGTCGAGCCTTTAACGCTTAGACCAGCAGCATCAAGAGCAACGTAAACACCAAGTTTTCGTGTTTTGGTATTATACACCCATAATTGATTTGCACCAACAATAGTTTTCGGATCAACCGATACTAATTTTAATTCGGCAAAATCTTTTGCGTAGTTTAATTTAGTAGTCAACTGCTCAGGCGACTTAGCTTTTCGTTTACGTGGCTTACGTGATTTAACAGCATCACCCGCAAGTTTCATACCATCAAGAATTACTTGGTCACAATACGCAACTAATTTTTTTAGTTGCACTTTTGAAAAGTTAGAATATGCTTCTTTGACATCTGGATCATCGGTTGTCAAAACTTCATCATATTCAGCACGGCGTGTTTTAAAATGGTCAATTATAAATTTTGTATGTGCGCCTTTTACTTCCAAAGCGTTCATCATTGCATAAGGTGAAACATCTGTTTTAAAATCGGATGTTATCAGTTCGTCAATTTGACCTTCCAACTCTCCAATATAGTCGGACGATTTCCTTTTGATATGATCTTGAATTGATATAACATTTGCAACTTTGGCGGACTTGGTAGCGGCTCGTTTTGCATTCTTTAGCTCCTCAATGGTCTTATCGAACCATTTAGCGTTAGAATCGTTCAGAACGCCGCCTAGGCTCACAATCCGACAGATATAGCCGAACGTAGGGGCTTGTGATTTCAAGCCGTCAGGAGCCTCAATTTTAAGTTTCTTTTTGAAGTATTCGGTAGCGTACTTTATTGCATCTTTGCTATCACGATTCTGGGCGTACCAACTCAGCGTTTGAGTCAGTTCCGTTTGCGACAACTCACCCGAAAACTTGGGTTCTTTGTTGTTTGATAAGATTGCTTTAATGTCAATAGATTTACTCATAATATCCTCATCACATTATTTAGTTCAACTTCCATTCTAACATAAATATACGGTGATTGTCAAGCATTGTCTTTTTTGAACTTTTTTATGTTTCATATACGAAAGGTTGTTAAAGGGACAAATGGATCCACTAACCCTCTTTGCCTTAGCAAATGGTGCAGTCGCCGCAGTTAAACAAGGATGCAAACTCTACAAAGAAATTGCATCTGCCGCCAGTGATGTCAAGGGTGTTCTTACAGACCTTGAATCGCAGTTCCACGACCGACATAAAGATCGCCCTCCTACCGTTGCTGAACATAATCAGTACATCCAAGAAAAAAATCGTGTAATAGAACTAAGCAAAAAACAGCCCGATGATATCTATACGGTCATCGGTGAGAACTTAGGTGCTTACTTCGAAAACATGGCAACTTGTATGGCTATCTTTCAAGAAGAAGAAAGACATGCATACGAAGTTTATGAAGGACCGCATAGTGTAGGTAAACGTGCTTTGCAGCGTGTTCTAATGCAAACCAAACTTCAAGCCATGCAGGCTGAACTTCGTGAGATTATGGTGTATCAGAGTCCTCCTGAATTGGGTGATTTATATACCAAAGTTGAAAAGATGATGGAAAGAATCCAAGAAGAACAAAGTATTGCTATTGGCATCAAAATGAAAAAGGAAAGAGAAGCGGCAATACTGAAGAAGAAAAGAATTAACAAAATCAAATGTGAAGCATGGAAATATGGATTAGCAACAATGTTCATCATCTATTTCATTTGGTTAGTTTGGGCAGTCGTTCAGGTACGTATAGAACAATCACCAGAGTTGGGTAAATGTTTAATACCTAAAGGAAGTTGGTTGTATGACAAATATAATAATCTAAAATGGATCGATTGCGAAATTTATGATATACAAAGAAATAATCGATAACGAAACGTTTTACTACGTTCGTACAAATAAAACCGACAGCTTGATTCTTGCTACTTCAAATGAAGCCTTAGCTCGTATAATAGAACATGCCATCAGCAGTGTAAAAGATGATTCGTTGATTAGGATTAAACCAGCTAGAGGTAATAAAAAAGGACCCTAAGGTCCTTTCTTTAGCGATTTGCAATATACATTGTAATTTCAAAACCAAAACGCATATCTGTTGCTGAAGGTGTAGTCCAAGCCATTTGAATCTCCTTGATTAGAATTCTACTTCTTTATAAACTTCTCTTGCGTCACTACCGCAACTTGGGCAGTTTGCAAACTTTGGTAAATCTTCCAACTTACCGTGTTCCGACTCATCATGGATATGGTCGCATACTTCACACTTATATGTTTTCATATCATCTCCTCAAAAAATAACAACATTAGTATTTAATCATTTCTGTTCTTCATTCGACTCAGTATTTTCATTAATCTTTGATAGTGACCACGAACCATCACCCTTGTCAGTCCACTTCAAAGTATCACCTGGCTTCCATCCTGCTTCTTCTAACACCTCTTCTGGAAACTCAATGTAATAGTCATCGGTCACCATCATTTTTTTAACTTCTAATGTCCAAGTTTTCATGTAGTTCGTTATCCTTATACAATGCAACTATTGCATGAGTCATAATTTTGATTTGTTCTTCTGACATACCAACACCATAAGCATCACTAAGTATGTGCAATACTTCATGCACAAATGCAATTTCTTGAGTTTGTGCGGTGTGGTCTTTATTGATTGAGATTAATTGTTTGTTGAAATCGGCTGAACCGATAAGACCATTCATCTCTTCAGTTGAACGGTACACAACATCATATAGTATACCTGATATTTTTAATTTCATATTTTGGAGCGGGTGACAGGGTTCGAACCTGCGACGAACAGCTTGGAAGGCTGACACTCTACCACTGAGTTACACCCGCAGTTCCTTATTTGATTAATATTTCTTTTGGTTCGTTTTTATCACCATTAGGATACGTATATGCAAGATACCCATCAGAATCTAGATATGAAAAGCCATCCCAGAAATATTCTTTCTGTTTGAAGTATGCGATTCGTTCATCGGTATATTCATTAATATCTATGGTCGTTGTACCAAGAAATTTCTGCCAGTTATCGTCGGCGTTTTCTGCAATTTTAATCGCTTGTGTTTGATTATCTGCTTCGACAACATACACATTGCGATATGTCATCAATTGCTCGACGATATACTTAGGCATCAGTTTTCTCCACTGAAAGTTTTACCGCTTTCACTGAATCCCAACGGAAAGAACGCCAATCTTCAACGTCAGTATCGAATACCGAAAGAGCATCCAAACTTGCTGCTTTGCCTACACCAGTAGTTTCTGGTAAATAGTCTTCATGCAAGGTACAATTCATTACACGTTCAGTACCGTCTTTTTTTGTAAACGTAACTTCAACCACACTCTCAAGCAAATTATCGATTAGCCATTGACGGCTATCTTTTGCTTCTTTGGTGTTACCTGTAAAAACATTATCACTCATATTATCACTCCGCTAGGTTAGAAAATGCTGCTCTCACTTTTGCTTTAAACTCACCACCAGTTACGTAATCCAAATAGTCAGTCCACCACACATCTGATTTTTCTGTCTTACGTAAGATACATCCAGACATTCCGGTACCGACCATATTGTTAATATACACAACAGGATCGGCTAAAATTGCTTCAAATGAATCTTGAAACACTGGAGCACCGTCTTCATCTTGCGTAAAGAACGCTAAATGAAATTTATCACCGACAGATGATGATTCTATCGGTTTTGCATCTTTCATATCATCTTTAAACTTGAAAAATGCCAACTGCATGTTGTCTTCAAAGTCTTCAAAATCAGGAAGAAAGTAGAAACCGTCATAATTCTCGGCAACATCACCATCTTCCTGTTCTTTTTCTTCAACTGCAACTTTTTTCTTGAATAAATTCATGTTTTTTCCGCTTAGTTTGCATAAAAATGGTAATTCCTGCATAATTTCGATTTTTCTGACGCACGATTGTAAAAATTCACACTCGATTTTTCGACTTTCATCGAATATTTTGGCGTCATCAAGTCTTTTGCAACAAAATTACGTGGTTTTTTCGGAATTTTCGTCTTCATTGGTATACTCCCACATTCTAACATGAAAATGGTTGCCGCATAAATCAATTTCTCGTTGCGGATAACCGTTTTTAAGCATCCATTGCGTACAATCGCCATCAACTGACTTATCATACACTTTAGGAAAGCCATACTTCCAACCCGCTGGTGGGTCAATCCACATTTTTGTATTCATAGTATCTATTATCGCAGAAATTTTTTGATTTGTCAAGCGTTGGCACAATCGTAATTGGCGGAGAGTACAGGACTCGAACCTGTGCGCCTCTTTCGAAACGGCGGATTAGCAATCCGGTGCATTACCACTCTGCCAACTCTCCGTTGTTTGGCCTCGGTGTACGGACTCGAACCGCAACGAACGGTTTTGGAGACCGCTATGCTGCCATTACATCACACCGAGCATTGTAAACTTAAAACTAGTACACTGTAAACTTAAACTTGGTAGGAGATACAGGACTCGAACCTGTGCATGTCGGAATCAAAATCCGATGCCTTACCAACTTGGCGAATCTCCAACTGATACCATTAATTGTGTTATCATGTTATACCTAGGATTCACCGCCTAGGGTTTGCATTTAATAGGACTGCTCTTATTGTTCCTATCGTCATAGGTTTTTCGTCAGTCACACCCTATAGACTTGAATAATCCGGACAACAAGTCATTTCGGGAAGCACTATCCAGCGATCACTGGAATTTTCCATAATAACACAATTAATGATATTGGTGGGAGCACAGGGATTCGAACCCTGACCTGACGGATTAAAAGTCCGCTGTCTTAACCGTTTGACCATACTCCCTTCATCTTACCACTCTTGTCACTATCCATGACAGGTCTCCTATAAAAAACTGGCACACCGTAGGAGAATCGAACTCCTCTTACCGCCGTGAAAGGGCGATGTCCTAACCGATAGACGAAC